TGTCGCAACTGTCTGATGAGTTCAAAAAGTTGGGTGTCGCACTGCCGGATTCCCGTCAAGGATTCCGAGATTTAGTTGAGGGCATCGACATCAGCAGCGCCGCAGGGCAGAGTCTTTACGCGTCCCTCATAAACCTCAGCGATGAGTTTGCATCATTAGTGCCAGCAGTAGATGCTGCGTCTGCGGCGGCTGAAGCTGCTGCTAATGCCGCCGCAGAAACGAAAAAGGCATGGGATGAACTATTCACAAATGCAGGGATAGGCATTGGATCAATTTCCAGCGTCCTACGTGATGGACTGACAGGTCGGCTCACACAAGAAGACCTCGGGAAAAGACTCTCAGACATTGTCATTAACGGTTTTAACAACGCTTTGGCAAACGGTGTTGCAGACAACATCACTCAGTCATTCACAACAAAAATCATCGGCCCAATGTTGCAGGCTATTGCGGCTGGCGGCGTGGTCAGCTCTGCTGTTTCGCAGGCCACGATTGATGACTTTATTGCTCAAGCAGAGGCGCAAATAAAGCTCTATACCCAAGTTATTTCAAGCCCTGCCGTACAAGCTGCACTAACTCAGCTAAACACCGGATTGAATGGCGTCACATCAGCCATGAGCGGGCTGACCGGAAGCCTTCAGGGTGTTGCCGCTGCTGCCGCAGAGGTCAATAAATACACCGCCAACGGTGCAGACGTGGCTCGGGCAAATGCGCCATGGATACAGGCGGCAGAGGACGCGGAAAGAGCGGCAAGAGAAGGTAGCTCAGCGTTCTCAAGTCTGGCCGACGCGCTCTCAGAAGAGATGAAGCGCATTCGTGGTGAGATTTACGGGCTTGGCGAAGACGGACAAGCATTCTCACTTGCTCAGTTTGCAACGTTGACGGCTCAGGCCAGGGCCGGTAGCGCAGACGCCGCCAAGCAGCTGCCTGGTGCCAGCCAAGCATATCTATCCATCGCAAAAGACAACGCAGCGACTTTGCAGGACTTCCGGCGTCAACAAGCGTATGTGTACGGGAGCCTGGCTGAAACGAATTCAGTGCTTGGCATGAGCGGGAGCATTGACTCACCAATAAGCGGGACGGGAAGCACATTCCTAGCGCAAAACGGGATCGGTCAGCAATCTTCAGTGCAACTGCTTCAAGAGATTCAAACAATGCGAACGATTCTTGAAAACACTCAGCAACAGTTGCTAAGACTCCAAGAGGACAGCAACACCAACACCAAAAAGACCGCAGATCTTTTGGTACGTGTCACGGAGAACGGTGATGCCATGCTTGTGAGGGACGCAACATGATCGTCATACCACCAGTTGCGATAACCGATTCTCTACTTGTCAGCAGCACAGCGTTTGAGGTTGCTCCAGCGGCCTACAACAGTGGCACAACTTATGCGCTCGGGGCATTCGCAAGTGTTGCCGGTTCTGCTGGGCTGATCACTGTTTACAAATCACTGCAAAACGGCAACCTCAACAAGACACCAGCGTCAAACCCTTCTTGGTGGGCCTACCACTGCGATACATACCAGCAGTATTCAGGAGGCACGACATACGCCTTAGGAGACGTTGTTATTGATGCAACAGCGCACAAGGTATATGAAAGCCTTGCCGCCTCAAACACTGGTAACGCGCTGACTGACGCCACCAAGTGGCTTCACACCGGAACCACAAACAAGTGGGCGATGTTCGACTTTGATCGAAGCATCGGAACGTCACAGGCTTCACCTCTTGTTGTCTCATTCACACCTGGCGAGCGAATTGATTCCATCGCAATCCTTGGTGTTGTTGGGACAAGCGTCCAGGTTGATATGGAGGTCTCAGCCTCTGTTGTGTACACCAGAACAGCGTCCATGACTGGTCGAGAAACACTCTCATGGAGTGATTACTTCTTCGGAAACTTTGACCAAAATCCAAGCCTTTTGTTGACTGATCTTCCGCCGTTTGCAAACGCGACGGTGACGGTAACCATAACCGGGTCGAGTGTCTCTTGTGGTGCATGTGTTGTAGGGCGTGCAATAAACATCGGAGAGGTGCAGTACGGGGCGACAAACGATGCCCTGAACTTCTCACGCATTGAACGAGACGATTTCGGTAACGGGACATTGAATCGCAGAAAGATTGTCCCAAAGACAAATCAAACGCTTTTCTTTGAAAAGTCCATGACAAACAAAGTTATTGCCGTCAGGAAGTCATTAAACGCAGCCCCCGCAGTTTGGAGCGGTCTTGTTGACACAGGTGATGGGTACTTCGACGCACTTCTGATCCTTGGTATCTACAAGCAATTTGAAGTCAGCCTTAAAGAGCCATCGCACGGGACTCTAAACCTTGAACTTGAGGAAATGTAATGCCAGCAACGACGCCACCAACCATAGACGCGCTGCCAACGCCGCCACAGACAACAGACATTGCGAACTTCGACACCCGTGCAGACGCATTTTTGACGGCTTTAACACCATGGCAAACAGATGTTGAAGCTGTTGCAGATAACGTCTACGACAATGCAGCGTTTGCAGAAAGCCAAGCTACAGCGGCTGCATCCAGTGCGAGCACTGCAACAACTCAGGCAGGTATCGCGACGACACAAGCGAGTAATGCAGCAGCGTCTGCCGTCAGCGCAATCAATGCCCCAGGCACAAGCGGTACTAGCACCACAAGTACCACCATTGGCACTGGCAGCAAAACGCTAACCACACAAACCGGCAAAGCGTTTGTCGTCGGGCAGTCTGTGACCATTGCCCGCACCAGTGATCCTGCGAACCAACGCATGAGCGGCGTAATCACCGCATACAACAGCGGAACAGGCTCCATCACTGTGTTGGTGGCTGTTGTTTTTGGATCTGGAACGTTCACTGATTGGACCATCAGCCTTGGCGCCACAGTTGTTCAAACAGCGTCGCCAGTAGGCTCAAACGTTTGCCACAACAGCGGATTCCGAGTTAACCAACGTTCCGTGTCGGGAACTGTCACTCTTGCCGCAAATCAATTTGGGCACGACCGCTGGAAAGCGGGTTCCTCTGGTTGCACATACACATTCTCAAAAACCAACGGCATTACGACACTGAACATATCAGTCGGGTCCTTGCTCCAGGTGATTGATGGCGAGGAATTGAGGACGGGGACTTACACGCTTTCTTGGACCGGTACAGCCCAAGGCAAGATAGGCGCAGGCTCCTATTCGTCATCTGGTGTTAATGGTTCTGTTACTGGCGGCACAAACATCAACATCGAGTTCAACACCGGAACTCTTTCGCAGGTCCAGTTTGAGCCAGGTTCATCGCCAACGGCATACAACGTCATAGACCAAACAGAAGAGCTTTTGACTTGTCAGCGATACCTGCCAGTCACTGACACAGTACACCTGAACGGGCAGGCATACACAACAAGTGCGGCTTACTTCCATTGCGATTTTCGGGTCCCGTGCAGGATCGCGCCGACCGGTCTGCTGTTGACTGGAGGGTTGTCAAGCTACAGCGTCACAAACGCGTCGTTCTCTTATACGGCGATGACGGGTGGTGCAATTTCATTCGGTAGCGCGTCTGTCGGCGGCGGTAGTCTGACTGCCGCTCCAAGTAGTTCGATCTTTGTCGCTGGAGATGCATCCAGCCTACTGCTTTCAAGTGGAGCAAAAATTCTTTGGACCGGAGCGGAACTATGAACGACCAGATCGACCCGCTTGGGACCATACCGATGGGCCTGGACGAACTTGGCGAGGTTTTCAAGGCCCGGGACGCCGAAGTGATCCAGACCGTCAACGCTAATCAGAGACTCATGCTCACAAAGTTTGATGAAGGCGAGCACAGGTTCAACCGCCTCGAACAAAACCTCGCAGAGAACACCCGCAAGACCAACAAGATCGACAAGACGCTGACATCTCTATCGGATGAATTGGGCGAAATGATCGAGGTAGCGAAAGCTGCCAAGGGTGCGATCAAGGTTTTGAATTGGATCGGCGCGCTTGCGAAACCGCTCGGTTACATCGCTGTATTTGTAGGTGCCTGCGTCAGTGCCTACACGGCCATCAAAGCTGGCATTGGCATCAAATGAGCATCAAAGCGCGGGTTATCGCTGGCGGTGCTGTTCTTGTGTCCAGTTCTCTTGTGGCATTCGTAGCGCATTGGGAGGGGACAGAGTACGTTCCTTACCGCGATGTGGTCGGAGTCTGGACCGTTTGCGAAGGCATAACCGGCAAGCATGTGATCCCCGGCAAGACCTACACCCGCGCAGAGTGCAACGCGCTGCTGTCAGGCGAGCTTGAGAAGCACGGGCGCGGCCTGCTTGAGTGCGTCAAGGTGCCAATTCCCCAGCACAGATACGAGGCGCTGGCTTCGTGGACTTTCAACGTCGGCGTTAGTGCTGCGTGCGGATCCACCCTTGTGCGCAGGCTCAACAGCGGAGAAAACCAGATTCCTGTGTGCGCCGAATTGCTGCGATGGAACCGTGCTGGTGGGAAAGAGGTGCGCGGCCTGACAAATCGCCGACAAGCGGAGTTCAACCTATGCAAGCAGCCATGAATCGTTTTCTCAGCCGCAAATTCATCGCCGCCATGTCGGCCTTATCAAGCGCTACTTGGCTTGTGTACAGCGGACACATTGCTGATGGCGTCTATAGCGCCGTTGTGATTGCAACAGTTGCGGCCTATATCACTGGCAACGTCACCCAAAAGGCGTTGACGAAAGACTCGCAATGATCCCGCTGCGCCTGTACCTTTATGCCGCCGCAGTGCTGGCTATAGCTGGCGCTCTATGGGGCTTCGGCAACTACCAAAAGCAGCAGGGCAGGGCAGAGGTGCAGGCCAAGTTTGATGCCTACATTGCCAAGCAAACCACCGACACACTACAAGCCAGCCTTGTGAATCAGGAAACTTCACTGCTTAAGCAAAAGGCGGTGGACAGGAGTAGACAAAATGATTTCGAGAATGCCAAGAAGCTGGTCGCTGCCAATGCTCGCCTTAACGGTACTGTTGCAGGGCTGCTCAGCGACATCGCCGCCAGCAATAATCGCTCCAAAACCGGTGACATTACCGAAGCCAGCGCCCGAGCTGATGGTGAAGCCAAAGCCGCCCGAGAGCTTCTCGGAGAATGCGCAAGCCGATATTCAGAACTGGCGCAAGAGGCTGGCCGACTCGCTGGGCAAGTAGTTGGGCTTCAGGGGTTTGTGTCGGCGCTGGATTGATCGACTGCCTTGCGGCGCACCATGACGCCATTAATTCTGCCAAGTTCCCACTGATACCCGCCCGCATCTACCCGCGCCGCACCCACATCAGGCTCAAAAAATCTAGACATATCGGTGACGGCTGCGGGTATGCGAATCCACTCACCGCCTTGAATCGCATCAATGTATTCCTGCCGGGGGCTTACGTCAGGCAGGGCCATTAGCTCTTCGTCGGTCATCATCACTCCTTTGGTTGTTGGCGTTACTTGGTGATTGACTGATTAACTAAACGATTTCAATCGTTGTTTTGCCAACGCCCACGATGCGTTTTTTGGCGGCTCGCTTGGGCGGGACTCTTCGGAACATCCAGAACCAAATCAGAATCCACCAGCGCGTCTCCTTCACAGAGAGGCGAATCTGATCGCCAACGCGAAACCAGTGGCCGCTACCTACCGTAAGTGTTGATGAACCCTTCATTGCAGATCCTTTAGTTGTTGATAACTCTATCTGAGTCACTGGTAAACATCATTCCCGCCGCAGTTTTTGATGCTCTGCGGCACAGGAAGCGCGTACCTTGCGACAAGGTTGTTTGTAGCGCAACCACTTATGCCGTAAATCGCCAAACTGTTTGGGTGGATGTAGTCACGCAGAAGGAACCGATTGTTTGTCACTGTGATCGTGCCAACGCCTGAGACGCCTTGCCACCATCCTGTAAACGTGTTGTCTTCAATGATCGCCGAACTTCCATCCGCGACCCAGATCGCGATGTTCTTGCCGCTCTCATCTGCGTTATCAAACCAATTTTGACGCATCGCAGCGCCGGTTGAGTTTGAGCTCAAGATGACCCCAACCCCTTCGCCGTTGGCAGGCTTGATGGCGTCTTTCTGGACCACGATATTTTTGATTGTGTTCCCAGACAGCGTGCAGTTCGTGCCGCAGCCATTGAATGCGACCGCATATCCATTGCGGCCATCGTCTCCAACATAGCCAGATATTCCATTAATAACGTTCCTGGTCAGCAAAACGTTTATCGAATAGCCAGTGTTTGCGCCGATGTACGTGTTCCCGGAAAAATCAACCCTGTCAACAAACAGGTTTTCTGAATAAGCTGCTTGGAGGCCGAAGAAACAGCCCGTTATCTTGCCTGTGCTGACGGGAACAGATGGATCAGCCCCGAAAATTCTTACATTCCGAATTGACGACGCCATCACGCCAAATGTTGTGGCGTTGGTGGACGGAGGCGGATAAACCGGCCTGCATGCAACTGTTTTGTTGTTCAAGTTCAGCGTCACGTCGTTTGCGATGATGTTGATGCAGATTCCACTCCAGTAGCAAGTGCAGCTATCCAATAGCGTGTAGTAACCAGGTGACGAGATTGTTTGCCCGCAAACCACAGTGTTTGCTGATGCGTGGCCCGAGAACCCGAATAAAAGCGCTGCTAAAAATACCAGTTTGCGCGGGAAAGAAAGCCCACAAAGCCATAAAAATGCTCGTTCCTGAGTTGTACCGCGCTTAAACAGTAGTGTGCGAGGATCAGCCATGATTCCTCCGCTTCAACTGTTGCAAGTCTTTGATTTGTAATACATCTCCACGACGGGAACGTTTTGTGATTCCTGTTGTCGTGGGTTCGAGCCCCATCAGCCACCCCATAGTTTTCTCCTCTATAAATTGCCCATCACGGGCTGTTGCATCAAATATTGCATTAGTAGGTTGTACCGTATTTGTACCATCAATGTTGTTGGCCCAGGCTGCAACGTGGCTGACTCCGAGGTGGGCGTAGCGCTCCACCATCGCTAACGTGGCCCATCCGCCAAGCTCCTTGAGCACAGGCAGTGGTGTGCCATGCTGAACGTGCCAGCTTGCCCAGGTATGGCGCAAGTCGTGAAACTTGAGTGTCGGCAACCCGGCTCGGATGCAAGCCTTGCGCCATGCGTGGTTGCTGATCTTTCCGGTGGGCGAGTCGGCAACCTGTCGCGCCTCGTCGTCTGGGTGAGCCTTCTCCTCCCACCTTGGCACCGGAAACACCCAGCGGCTGTGCTGCCCCTGTTGCTGCCTCAGCACCGACATGGCGGACTCATTGAGCGGCACGCTCAGGTCTTTCCCGCCCTTGGCTTGGTCTGCGTAGACCCAGGCAACGCACCGCGCCATGTCCACTTGCTGCCAGCAGAGCAGCCGAATGTTGGATTCACGCAACCCCGTTGCCAGTCCGAATGCGGCCATGGCTTTCAGGTGTGGCGGCAGCTCATCCAGCAACGCTGCCGCCTGTTCTCTGGTGATCCACGGCACGCGCTTGGCTGCTTCGTGCAATTTTGTGATGGGCGGCACAGCGGCAAGCCAGCCCCTGGTGTGGGCGTAGTGCAGAATCTTCGACAGCTCAGCCATGTGTCTATTCACAGTGGCATTGCTGGTCGCCTTTCCGCCAGTCGCATCGATCTTCTGCGCCTTGCGCTCAGCGGCAATGCCGCGAATCACCTTGTCGGTGATGGTGTCGAGTGCCTTCCCTTGAAGGCGTTCTGACAGCCAGCGCAGCCGGTACTTGATGTCCTCAATGCTGCGGCGGTGTTGGTGTTCCTCCAGCCACGCCAGCACCGCTGTATCCCACGTTACACGCGGCGCTTCGCCGAGGCGCTTGGAGCGCCAGAGACTGTTCGCAAGGCTCGCGGCGTATTCCTCCGCCGCCCGCTTGTCCGTGGTGCCAGTGCTTCGTTTAATTCTTTCTCCATCGACCGTGAAGTCAACCCAGAGAGTTCCGCGCTTGCCGCGTGGGTAGATTCGCATTCGAGGCCCCATTTCCCGTATTGGTTTCTGATCCACTCCACCACGTCCGATTCAACCAGCACGTAAGACCGGCCAATGCGGGCTGCTGGTAGGCCTCTCCTATGGATGCAGTCGGAGACAGTTTCCGTTGTGGTCTTCAGAACTGCGGCGGTTTCGTCTAGCGTGAGTGTTTTTGACATCGTAAGCTAAGCCTGAAACTTGTTGCTCTTCCTGACGTTCTCTGATGAAGTCAGTATTTGCAGATTGTTCTCAACATGTAGCCCGCAAACATTTCGTCCTTGAAGCGGCACAATGTGATCAACATGGTGAGCAACACCAGCCATCTCTGACATAGATCGTGCCTCAGCGTAGATGCGCTTTATCTCTGAATGGTTTGCCCATGATGGCGTCCTCTTGAGTTTTTCTGTTCTTCTCTTGTTCGCGTGGAAAAGAACGAGCGACCGCCTTTGTTGCTTAGCGTCTTTGGCTCTTTGCTCTGCTCCAAGCGCCCATGCCTCGGCTGTTTTCTTAGCCTCTTCTTCACGAGCGGCAGCGGCCTCTCTTTGCGAGGCGTGATATTTGGCAAGGCCAGACCCTTTGTACTTGCTTGGTTGGTTCCAGACGGTGTTGTTTGTTGGCTTCTCTTCCGCCTGCTCGCCGTAATTGCCACGGCACACTGCCTCATAGTGCGCACGCTCCAGGATCAACCGGCCAGCAGCGTTGCGATAAGCACGATGGAACCCGCGCTTGTGCAGTTCGATAAGCTGCTCCGCTGGCCTGCGGTAACCGGTGAGGCTTCGCAACTCATCGCGGCTTAGTTCAATCTCTGCGCTGTGCATTACTGCCCTCCGTTCGCCATGCCAAGAAAGTATCCGCATCATCCGGCGCTGCGGTCTTGAATGGGCCGGTTCCTTGTTGATGCCAACAAATGCATTTGCGATCCATCGCGTCTGCGGCTTTGCATGCGTCAACCTTGTAGTAATACAAGTGTTTCGGCTCCACAACAGAAGCCGCTATTTCAATGCCTTCGCTGCTCATCCTGAGCCTCCTAGTTTCTGGCGTTACCAGCCAAATGTTCGGCGTGCCAACGTTGGATTCAACTTGCGTTCTTTCTCGAACCAAGCCTCCTTTGTAGGCAGTTCGCTGGCCTTGGTTGTTTTTGCGCACTCAGGGCACAGCGCGACGTTCAGAGCGCCAGTTCCCCACCACCACCGCGTTGGCTTGCGGCACATGCAGCAGTTCTCTTGCGCATCCCCGGTATTGCTGCCATCGTGAACAATCTTCAGTCCCATGTCTTTTCTCCTTGATGCAGAGGCCTAACGATTCAAACTTTTCAATGCCGTCTTTCTGCGTCACGCTGCTCCCTTTCCTTGCGTTCCCGTTCCATTGCCGCAAACACATCGGCCAATTGATCCGGCATGTATGCTGGCTGTCGCTTGGCCTGTGTTGCTTGCTGGCGTTGTCGTTGGCGGCGGCTCATGTGTAGACCCATCCCATTGCGTCACAGAGTTCTCTAGCCTCATCCTCTGTCTTCTTTGAGTCGAGCCAAAACAGAGATTTCCAATATGGGAACTCTTGCCCTTCATATTGAACGTGCCACAACATTGGGCCGCTTTCGTTGGACTTGTAGATATCAACATGGACAACATCAAGTGACGCAATGGTGAGCGCAGCCTCGTAAGTGCCAGGCGGGGCACTGGCCTTGAATTCTTTGGCCCACTCTGTGGACTCAAGTTGTTGGCGGCGGCTCATGGTTTGTCACCCGGTGGGGCAGGCTGCTTTGCTTTTGTTATTGCAATGTCTGCATGTATTTCTGAGAGCAACATCGCCGTCACTCCGTGGCGCTTCAAGACTGCGTAAGCGCTCTCCATCAATTTCTTAAAGTCGTCCACGTCTGACTTTCTGGCAACCATTGGGTGGCTTATTGGTAGGCCGCAAGCGGGGCAACAACAGTCGATGATTGGCGGCGTTTGATGCCTGATCTCTGACAGGCTGATTTCGAGGAATTTCTCTATGGTGTTGTCTTCTATGTTCAGCATCACTCACCCCCAATCCCATTGGCTTTGAGAACTGCCGACTCGATGGCGCGGGCAACAACGCAAGCTTCTTCAAAGCTTACGAAGCCGTCCCACTCGTCGCGCCACAGCGCCTCAATTTGTTCAGCCGTCAACCTAACCGGCTCGACCATTCCGATGTGTTGCGCGGTATGGTTCTGCTCCATCTCGTCAAGGTAATCACGAAGCTCCTTGTTCGCCACCAAGTGAGCCTCTGGGCCTCTCCCGTGCTCGTAGCATTCTTCTATTTGATGCACCAGCGCCAAGATTTTTGTTTTGCTGCTCATGTCGTTCCTTTCTTATATGAATTCTTAAAATCCATGTAGTCACGTAAGGCTTTTGTTTTGTCAGAACCTTGCGCCTCAAACACCTCAAGCGCATGTGCCATGGCGTCAGCGTGAGACCTCCATAGCATTAGTTCCGCTGCCACCTTGGCCTGGGCATAGGCTTCGCGGTGGGATGCCAGCATGCGGAGGCATGCCTCGTCATCGGCAATGCAGCCCATCTTTTCCCAAAGATCGCGGTCACTTTCTGCTGCCTCAGGCAGCAGCACGTCAGCCGGTGCGGGCTTTGAAAACTCGGCCTGTTCCTGCTGGCAAACCTTGCATATCGCAGGGCCACCACACCGCGCCAAATACCCATCTTTTCTTGGGCGGACATGTCCATGCCCCTTGTTACTTTGCGGCACGTCCACAGTAGATGGCTCGCTGGGCTGCGGGGCGAGGTAGAGGTTACGCATCTCGGCTTTGAAGGCGTCGCGCTCGCTCATCGGTGTAGCTTTCCACTGCGCATATCCCTTGCGCCGCGCATCAAAACGCCAGTACGCTGCCTCGATTAGGTCTTCTGTTGGCTCCTGCTTGGCCTGCGCCCCTTTCTCGGCTGCGAGTGCCCAAAAAACTGCGTGCAACTCAGGCTCCATTAACAGGTATGCAAGCTCCCTCAGCCGAGCCGTGGAGGTGTCGGGTTTGTTGGTCATGGTTGCTTCCTCAGCCCAGTAATTTGCACCGCAGGCAACCCTGCACGGTTTTCAGGCATGTCAACGGAGCCAAGCACCTTTGCGATTGGTGCGAAGTGATGTTTGTTCAGGCGCTCGACCAAAATCTCTTTGTTGCAAGGCCGCACAAACGAGCTTCCGTCAAGAAGACTTACCAGCGCGAATTGCTCTCCTGCAAATGTCGCGATGACGCTCAAATCCTTGAAGTCGCCAAACGTTGTTTGGCTCGCAACAAGCTGGCCGCCGTGAGTGTTTTTGTCGTTCCAGATCACGGCCTCATCCCCCTACCGACCTCAGCCGCAGCCCTCGTGCTCGCCAGTCTGCGTGCGGCTTGGCGGTCGTTGTTGTGGTCGGCAAATATTTCAACCAGAAAATACCCACCACCCCAACACCTAACGCGGTCATTTCCCCAATTGACTGACACCTGCGCAGCATCCTCAAGCCGTGCGCAGTCGCCGTCGTTATCAACCGAATCCCACAACTCCCACTCTGCTGGTTCGCCGTTGTAGGTGCGAACATAGAACCAGCCACTCTCGTCAACTTTTGTTTCTGTGTACCCAGCAGCCCGCGCCGCCAGCTCAAGCAGTTCTTTTTTGTCTTGGGTCATGGTGTTGGTCCCTGAATAACATCAACAAAACTCTCGCTCTCCGAGATGACTTCATCTCCTAGCAGCAATTCCACGGTCACTTGTAACCGCTCCGGACTGCCGTAGTTGCGAGCCACGTTATTCAGTGAAATGCTCACCTTTAAGTCGCGGCGGATTGCCTCTATCGCCTCCGTTGCTTCTCGGCTCATCATCTCAATCTCCTCTACTCGTTCCCGCACGCATCGGCGGGCGTCAATTCGGCTGGCGAACCAGCGGCAATTGCTGCTACGAAGTCAGACCACTTAAGGCCAGCTAGGTCTGCACCTATCGCGTACCATGCCTTTTGTATCAGTTCCGCGTTTGATCTGGCGTTTGATTTATCGTTTGCTTTAAACCGCTCCGCATCCTTGGTCAGCCGCTCGATCTCAGCTGCCTGGTGCGCTACTTCTTCACCCAAGCCGCGAAGCTGTTCGATCTCTGCCTGCATTGCGTTGATGGTGCATCGCTGCTCGTCGATGATGCTTTGCTGTGCGTCGATTGCTGCGAACAGTTCCTTTTTTCGTTCGTCGGCAAGTAAGCGATCAAGCCTGTCGCGCGTGACTATGTGCGTCGCTTTGAGGTCGATAGCTTCTTTCGCCAACGCCTTCAGCTCTTGTGCTTCGCTCACTCTGTGCTCCTTGGTGTGTTGTTGCGCAACCGCCGATAAATCGCCCGCGCTGCCTTCTTGCTTTGCTCCCGCCAGCCCCGCGCAAATGGCCGCTCGCACATCTGGCCGTCTTGCCACGATTCACCGCAGTGCAGACAGGTGTGGTCGATTCCGTACCAAGGCGTATGCCGCCAGACCATGAACGTTCTGCGCTTGCATGTTGGGCAGTGCTTGCGGTCGATGCCGAATGCGTCAGGCTGTGGGGCATTGACGTGCAGTAGGTGGCTCAAAGCAGCCCCCTATCCGCCGCTTCGATGATTGCCAGGGCGATGCATGTGCGGGGGTCGTCGTGGTATGTCCAAATCCTCCCGCCGTGCGAACGAACGAGCCAAATTAAAGTCCACTCTGACCACTGCGGGAACATCTTGAAGTGCTCAGCTATGGGGTAAATGGTGATTTCTTCGCGATAGTTGAAGACAAACCAGTCAGTCCACTGTTCGCCAGCAAATGTGTAGCTCCTACGAACTTCAACGCTGAAACCGTTTGCCCGCACATCCTCCGGCCTGTATCCAATAGCCAGCGCGAGGCGGCGATCAATGTCTAGGTTTGTCATTTGGTGGTTCCTTCTTAAGCTGAGCGAGCCGCAGCCAGCGCCACAAGAATTGCATCTATCTCTTCCCAGCGAAACGCTCCCGCCATGCGCAATGGCAACTCAGGCCCCTTGCCGTGAACCATGAGAGACGCGCCTTCGCAGTTCGCCCATGTGTGAACGGTCACGCTCAAGTCGCCTGCGTCTAAAAAGATTTCTTTGCTGTCGGCTTTGAATGTCTCTAGCTTCATATTCATCCTTGTGCGGCGTGGGTGTGGGGCAGGGTTAGGCGTCAACTCGCTTTGGCAATTCTTCGATGCCGCCCCATTGAAGATGTGATGCTCAATCGCCAGCACGTAGCCGCCGCCGGGAATAATCGACCAGATGTTTAGAGACCTGACTGCACTTGGAACGCTGAAGTAGCAGGCCATATCGCAGTAGACAAACACCAGTACAGCAAGGAATCGCATCACTCACTCCAAATTAGTACATCGCTCAGACTGGGCGGGCGGGGTTAGGCGCATTGCTGCGGGCTACTGTCTTACCTTCTTCCGTTACCGTGAACATCGGATCGCCACCTGTCAGCGCATGACCCGCGTGCCGCTTCATCAGTCCAGCCGCTACCAGCGCCTCACAGTTTTCGTAGTCAGTGCTGCCAGGGCCGGTCACGAAGTGGTTGCGGCACTCGCGGTCACTGCGCCCAAGGCCAAGCGCGTGTCGCAGGATGTCGCGTTGTTCTGGGTTAACGTTCATCATCATTTCCTCTCGTTTGGTGGGCCGGGTTGCATCCTGTGGCCCGGGGGTTGTTATTGGTGGGGCGGGTAGGGCTTGATTCCTACTGCATCACGCGTAATGCCCACTACTGCTACGCCCGGCGTTATCGGCGACCTTCCCGGGTGCCACCGTGCCAGTTCGTGGTGTACGTCCATCCGTACTGCCGCCCCGTTGATCGTCAGAACGGGATGTCGTCGTCCATGTCATCGAAGCCGTGGCTATCTTTGTGTGCCTTCTGTGGTGCAGCCTTAGCCACAGCAGCCGGTGCATGGCGGGCAGACTGTTGCGCATCGTCGCGGCCACCAAGCATTTGCATCTCGTGGGCGATGATCTCGGTGGTGTAAACGTCGTGGCCTTCCTTTGCCTGCCACTTGCGCGTCTTGAGTCGGCCCTCGATGTAGACCGGACGGCCTTTCTTCAAATATTCGCCCGCAATTTCGGCTAGCTTGTCGTACATCACCACGCGATGCCACTCGGTTTCCTCTTGCTTCTCGCCTGATGTTTTGTCTTTCCACGAGCGAGTGGTGGCAACGCTGATATTGCAGATTGCTGACCCGCTGGGGGTGTAGCGCACCTCTGGGTCTTTTCCGACATTGCCTATAAGAATGGTTTTGTTCACAGATGCCATTACGCTGTTTCCTTTTCAATGCTGTCCATAGTTTCTTTAACCAGTGCCAAGAACTTTTCCCGGCGCTGCTGTAGCCGCTCAATCTCTGCCGCCACTTCCTCCCTACGCAACCTGCTGACGAACAACTGCTTATCAGCCGGAAAGTCCGAGCAGTAGCTAATAAAGTCCACCCACTGCCGTCCAGTGCAGTCCAGGTGCCCCACAAGCTGCCAGCGGTAGGCCGGGTCGAAACTGCCGCGCTTGATCGTTGCGTAATGAGTCGGCGCGATCACAGACTTAATTTCCACGACACCATCAAACCCCACCAGCCCGTCTGGTGAATCGCCGTACTCGCCGCAGTCAAAGAACCCGCCGTTCGTCACATCGCTGAACGTCTCTTCTTCGTACATCATCCGAGCGACTGGCTCCTGTTCGTGGCCGCGCTCCATGTGCTCGTTGCTGAAGCTGTGTTCTGCCTTGATGCCGGTCAGCCGTTCCAGCGCAAGCTGCAATGCGTAGCGTTTTGCTGGCTCACCGAATGCGCCATCAGCGTTTGCCATGAATGCGCCGAAGTTGGAAGCCGTGGCCTTGCCAAGCCTCAGCGCCTGCCACGCCTCGGAGTTTTGCGGTACGTCGTGGAATATGCGCATCACGCAGCCTCGCATTCGGCCTTGATCTGCGCCTGGTGCTCTTCGGACATGTCCACATGCTCCAGAACAGCATTCAGGTTCCCATCGCGCTTAAACGCGGCCTTGGCGCTTTCCCACTGCCTTGTCGCGGCAGGCGTCAGCGTCTTGCGGCGTGCTTCTGGCGCATGCGGGCTGATACGCAACCCTTCAACCGTCTCCTTGCCAAACCGAACGTTATGGTCAACATAAACCGTGATTCGCACATTCACCCAGTCCTCAAGAAATGGCGATCCGGTCAGCGCCTTCATGGTCTTGCTGTTCGATGCGTTCAGGATCATCGGCTTCAGCTTCTCGCCCTTGCGCAATTCCTGCTCAACAAAGTGCGCCGTGTTGAAGCTGTCCTTGGTTTTCTTGGTGCGGTCAGGCTCAAAGCGCACGAACTTGACCGTTAGAACCGTTGGCTCAACGATGTCGGCGCTGGACAGGTAAGGCGAGTCGAATGCCTTGCGGTAATGTGTTTTCTCTTCGTTGCTCATCTGTTTCTCCTAGTTTTTCTCATCCCACCAAGTTGCGGCAATGCCGCCGCATAGCTCAAACAGTTTCAGCGCCGCTTTCTTTTCCGACTCGCTCAACTTCTCAAAGGCATGCAAGTCAGCGCCTAACGCCTCGTCGCATTCCTCAAGCGCTGCAAGCGTGTTCTCAAATCTGCAATGGGCCATGTTCATTGGCATGTGTCACTCCTAGTTCTTCGCATCAGCCTTGGCCCAGTACGGGCAGTGCTCTGCATGCGCTCTTTTCCTGTTGATTTGTCCGCCGCATGGCTCTGGATGCTTTTTGCCTATAAAGTAAAAAGCAACTGGCAATGGGCGCGGCTCCCACTTGTATGTGCAGTGGCCTTCGCCACTTGGGTGCAGCTTCCCCGCCGCTGTGCGCTTCCACACCGCGTACTTGCATTCGTTGCAGTTTTTCATTGCCGCACCATCACTTGCTTCCGAGGCATCAAGATGGCAATCTGAACTCGCATCTCCTGCATGCGTCTCTCGAATGCAACCAAGTCCAGGCTGTCTGATAAGCCGTCTCGCTTGCATGCGAGTAGGTACTGTTCATCGCTGGCTAGCAGGTACTGGAGCCATAGGCGTTTGAGTGTGTTCATATAACCCCCGCCACCAAAGCCACAACAACAGCCACCAGCAGCGCCGCATTTATGCGGTCAATAACGCGCCAGGTCATTTCGATTGCTCCGTGAGGCCGCGCCATGGTTTGCTCTGAAAGCAAGACCGCGTGCCCCTGCATCGCCGCGCATCGTGTTTGCTTTGTTGTCCGCAGCCCCATATGCCACTCTTTGACTCGAACCAAGAAAACAGCGTGCTTCCAGGTAAGAAATAACGCTCATACACACCAGACCTAACCGGCTTCACATCGCCAGGGAACCAAGGTGTTGTTTTCATTTCGCCACCTCAATCAAAGCCGTAATCCACCCCGCGATAACCCAGCACGCCACAGTCGCAGCAATAGCCACAACAGGCCACACCAGTGCCGCCATGCCGCCAGCCTCATCGTCCTGCGCCTGGCGGCACTCGGCTTCGTACTCCTCTAATCCGTGTAGGCTCATGACAACCTCCGCACCAGATCGTCGGCATCATCAACACCGGGACGCGGATTCGCCGTGCCGTCGGCGCGCACGTAAAACGTCCGCTTGGTGCCCCACGTCTCAGCTTTGACTGGGAACATGTCGTCGGGATTCGTGGCGGCAATAGTCACCGTCTCCTGGCCACGAGTAACCCAAACCTGGTCCCGCTCGATCTCTTTGCGGTCGCTCATTTCTCTTCTCCCTCAAACTCAGCAATCAACATGTCTAGCCAGGCGTGGCGGTGGGCTTGGAGGCGTTTTGGCGTCAAATGCCTCCAAGCGATTCCCTGGAACTCCAGCCAGCGGCACAGCGAATAGCACCCCCGTTGGGCGCAGTTGAGCCTTTCCTGAATCACGCGCATGGCAGCAAATCTCGCGCTGTGGTTGCTTTCATTAATGGCATGGCAGATGAATCTTTCACCGCCGTTTGAGGCCCCGTCCCACAACAACGGCTTAGCCGCACGAAACGCAGCAGCGATGGCTTTGCGGTCGGTGGTCATGCTTGTTCACCTTTGGGGATTCGCGGCCCCAACTCAGCTTGGACTGCGGCCAGCATTCCCGCCTTGCCGCCAAATGCCACGAACTCACGAGGACCGCCGTCATTGCAGTGAAAGGTACATGACCATGGGCGGTGGCGAGCCCGCAGCTCTGGTGACAGTTGGGGGGTGCATTTGTCACGGTTTAGAACGTATGGGACAACAGCCATTGCAACGTGACCATAAAGATGGTCGGCGCGCTCGCCTAAAAATGGATAGGCGCTCATACGCTGTCTCCACTGTGGTAGTCCGCATGCTCATCACAAACACGCTTCACGATGCTCAGAGCAAGCTCATCACCAGCCACCAAGCGCTGCCCGATCAACTTCGTAACGTCGCGCAAGATGTCGTCACCTTGCTCGCTGGCAAACATGTCTTGCAGCACAGCCCAGCACGCAGCAAACCGTTTTTCCGCGCCCCATCCAGGCGTTGACACCAAGCGGTTAGGACCGGCTCGGAATGCTTCGGTGAGTTCGTTGCGCAGGTAGGCGGCATGGGCTTGGGTTGCTTGCGCTTGTGCGGCCATTGCTGCGCAGTACCGCGCTGCGTCTGTAACTGGCTCTATGGTTTGCTGCATTTGTCTCTCCTGCTTGTGGTGAAGCGATGGAGAGACTTTAAGCGAGCTAAATAAAAAAGTAAAGCGCGCTAAACAAAATAAGTTTCAACCACACCACACGCCCCCATAGCCCGCATCTATCGACGGCTAAAGAAGACGCAAAAAAGCCCGCATGTAGCGGGCTGGTGGGGGAGGGTGGGCTGGTCAGCTCACCACAGTGTGTGAGGTTTTGTGTAAACCCTGTGGCGCTGTAGCCTGTGCTACATCACAATAAAGGCCTGCCGAAATTAGGCTTGGCAAGCCAACACAGGAGAAGCCCATGAACACCACTGACATTCACCGTGAAGAACAAGTCAGGAGGTTGTCCGCCCTACAGGTTCGTGCAGCGGCGGGGTCTCGCCCAATGATTGCGCCCCGTGTTGTTGTGAGCGCTTCCAACCCCGCTGACCGCAAAAGAGTTGTTGAGGTTGCGCGTGTGGTGATTGCAGAGCACCGTGATGTGCTGCTTGCCCTCAAGGACCGATAGTTGCTCGATGTAGATTTCGTCATTGCGATCCATGACGAAATTATTGCGGAGTTTGGCGGCTTGGCGGGCTTCGCTGGCAGCGGAAGAGGGGGCGTTGAATCCGCCCTTATGCGAGTCAGCAACCATATTGAATATGATGGGCTCAATGACGCCCTTGGCATTGCGGCGCTTTACGCAGAAGCCATTGCCAAGGGGCATGTTTTCACTGATGGGAACAAGCGTACAGGGCTGACTTGCGCTCTGTCTTACTTGGCACAGCAAAACCTGCATGTGAGAAAAGACCCGATTCTTGAGGAGGCCACCGTATGGCTTGCGGAAGGCTCTTGGAACTCAGAAGCGTTTGCTTGGTTGCTTGGCCACCTCGCGGGAATTAACGCAGATTCTTAGGGTAACGCTAAAAGCGCCCTCACTCATCATCACTCCCCGGCTCTCTCTCAAAAGCCGCACACCCATGCTCCGGCATGCTGCGCACCCTACTGCACTTCGGATTGTTGCAATGCGCAACCTGAGTGCCAAAGCCGCAGTCAACTAGGCGATCCAGCCAGCGGCAGTGCTTGCAGGGCTTTGACGGCCACTCCTGCATGACGAAGTTGCCAGATAAGTTCTCACCTTGAGCGGGATGCTTGTTCATAGACCTGTCCAGTGGTCTTGTTGATGACTGAAATTTGATCTAGCCGCCCAAAAATTGCTGATCCATTTGTTGTTGTATCAAATGGAATTTCTCTGGTTGGAGTCTCACGTTCCTTAAACTTAAATATATAAGGTTGCTCAAGTGAAATAACATACATACATGTTATTTGCTTATCGTTTTCTCTTGCTTCTGCCGGTGGCATTTTGGCTGAAAGCAATAGATAATTAAAAACATAGCGATATGGCAATCGAATTGATGTTGCACTATTACCTGATACTAAAACTGATGCTGGCTCATTGTAAGTTCCGGCTGGAAATGCGATAACGTATTCGTCAGATATTGTTCTTGAGACTTCTGTATTTGCGCCGTACGCATTCTGTGCTGTGTATTTGTCTTGTTGCAAGTTTGCTCGCGCCAAAGTCACCCTACGCAAATTTAGTGCTTCTGGATTTGGCGATTTGAGCGAATAATCTTTTATTGATGACAGCAAAACTTTTACCTCAAAAGCTTGACGATCAGCATCGTATTTTTTTTGACAAGAGCCAATTATTGGGATTGGCTGTATTGCCTTCATCTTTTCTGTAAGCGCAGCTTCGTACTGCTGTCTCTCTTCCGTAGTTGAGAACTGATCAGGCTTTCCTGGTACGCTCGACACTTGAGCCTCAATCCAAGCATAGACCTTCTGTGGATCGTTTGATAGGTATGTTATTGTGGATTCGCTTTGGTCGAAATATCTTGGAGCAAATGGCGCTGGTGGCAATTCTGCTGGTGCTGAATTGGATTCTTCTAAAACTTTTGGCGCAGGTGATTTGTTTTGATTCTTTAATGGTGGTTTTTGGGCTTCTACACTAGTTACCATAAAGAAAGTCAGCGCAGTAACGATTGTGATTTTTATCAAAAGTCTTCCCCTTTCCAAATTTTCAACACACGCCCAAACAATTGGAAGTCCATGTCTTCGGTGATCGTCCAATCTCGATAGGACTTGTTTTCCGATAGCGCCATCAGCCCTTGCCCAGGTATGCGCTGCAATCGTTTAATGAACCCCTCGTCGCCGACGCGGAAAAAATAAATGGCGTCGTACTCAACCACGGACACCCCGCGATCAACTAACAACGGGTCGCCTGGGTTGTAAAGCGGTCTCATTGAGTCGCCAAATCCGGTAACGATGCAGAGATTGCTGGTCGAGCTAGCGCTGCGCACATTCTTTTGCACCCATTCCGGATTGACTTTCCAACTGTGAATTACGCCCGGTTGGTCTCGGAGGATTAGGCCTCGTCCCATACTTCCATGCGTCTCGTACTGCGGGATGGTCAAGGCGTCGAGTTCAATATGTGGTTCGGTGTTCGCAATTGTTACGCCATCTGGCGACCACTGCGGCCCCTTGTTGCACGAAATCCACAAAGCATTCAAACCACTCACTGCGGCGAGTCTTGTGGCTGGCTCTATGTCTAGTGTCTTTGTGTCGCCCTTGAACCATTGAGTGACAGATGACGCACTGACGCCTGCCGTATCGGCAAGACGCGCCTTGTTCTTGATCCTGGCCGTCTCCATTACGAGATTGAGCCTGTCGCTTAGCTTTTCCATGTGCTCCGATTAAAGCAGGCTCAATAAACACTTGCGCCAAGAAAATAAAGCGTGCTAAAGTAAGGCATGCTTAAAAAAGACGCTCTAAAACTCCTTGGTGGCACTGTCACATCGGCTGCAAAGCTCATTGGCATCAGTGTTTCGGCTGTGTCTCAGTGGCCTGATGAATTGCCTGATGCGATCTCAGACCGCGTTCTTGCAGCACTTGCAAGACAGCACCTTCCTCCCGAGCTTCTTACACCTGAAGAGGCCAAGTGATGAGCACGCCCGATCACTCCCGCAGCCACTTCGCCACGCATTGGATGCCACATGAAAAAACAAATTCGCCAAGCAAAGAAGCGTGCGGAGAAGTTCAAAGATTTTGGCAAGCCAGCAGCACGGCAGCGCGCCTGCAATTCTGTTTTGGCGCAGATCGAAGTAACAACAGGACTGCTGCTTTTCATGCTCCGCGACAAATTGAGGTCGCCAGAGTAGTTAACCAAACCTCCTGGGGATGCTACGGACTCGAAGCCAGCATCTCTTTCACCATCGCCACGGTGGTGTTTTTTATTCAAAGCCTGCGCTCCTTAGCCGCTGCCACGAACTGCGCAGCCAAGGCCATTAGCGCACGTTGCACAAGCGACCGCACTGCGGCACGCGCCCACTCCTGATCTGATTTTTTGGTGTTTTCCATGGCCTCAACTTTGTCCGCAACCGAATGGAAACTGCAAGCAAGTGGTGGAAACCACTCGCAAGTTGCCATGCCTTTTCTGTCTGCTGTCGCGCTTCCTGAGCCGATGCCAGCACATGTTGTATCCCGCGCTACTTTTAGCGGCTGCCTGAATGACGCAGTGCGGCACAGCGGCAAAGAAGACCAAGAAATTGCCGACGAAATCCACATCAGCAGCGGCTACATGAGCAGATTCATGCGTGGTGTTGCTGAGCAGTGGGCGAAACGTCTTGTTCGTTTCATGCGCTCCACAAACAGCCTTGCGCCGCTTCAGTGGCTCGCAGATCAGATGGGCTGCGACCTTGTTCAGCGCGACAGCAGGGCGGCTGAAGTGGCGGCTCTCAAACAGCGCCTTGTTGAACTGGAGCGTGCGGCATGACCGTCGAACCCGGCCAACGCTGGAAGCTACCGAGCGGCCACGAAATCCAGGTCATCAAGTACGACCAAGAAGACGCAGCCGTTGTCCATTGCGCGCCGGTAATAGGCGGTGTTTTGAGTTCAGAGAAGCACCGGCTGTTGTTGCTGGCGGTTCGGTTTGTTGAAAGTGGAAAGAGGACGCGATGAGCGAAATAAAACTACAGCAGCACCCCATTAGCGCGGCATTCCCAGCGATGAGCGCCGAAATCGTAGGGGCCTGGAAGCCATCAGTGGAGCTTCCCATTACTGAAGAGCAAATGCTTGGCGCAAGTTGGGTTGCGCACGCAACTTCGCAAGGGAGTATTGTTTTTGCTGTCTTGACGCCAAGCCATAAACACAAAGGCTTTATTGACTATCAAGTACTGCACGCCGCAAGCGAAGACTGGTTTACATCTAATAAGCCTGTACTTCCCTGCCTGGTTGGAGAGTTTCTAGGCCACTGCCTCAAAAAGCTTGGTGTTGACCCATCACTTTTGGAGTGGCAGCAATCGACTTGGTCCCCTCTCGATGCGCCAGCTGCAAAGGCGTGGTGGGATGAGCCATGCGTGTATTTGCTGAGGGCTGGACCTTTCATAAAGATCGGCAAGGCTACTGGTCGTCCGGCAATGCGTGTTGGTCAGCTTCAGGCAGGCTGCCCATATCCAATTGTTGTCATTGGGCATTTTTCTGGCGGGTTCAAAGAAGAGTCTGAGCTGCACCGCCGATTTGCAGCGTATCGAACGCAAGGCGAATGGTTCAGAGAAGAAGGAGAGCTAGCCGAATACGTTTCCAAATTTGAGAGGGCCGCAGCATGAGCCAACTGATTAAGTATGAAGCCGCGTGCCGCGCTCTAGCAGAGTGCAAAGCTATCGACGAAGTTAAGGCGTGGGCAGACAAAGCCGCAGCAATGCAGGCCTATGGACGCATGGCTAAAGACAAGACGCTGGAGATTGATGCGTCCGAAATCCGCATTCGCGCTGAGCGGCGTTTGGGCGAGATGCTGGCTGCGACAAAGGCAGAAGGTGGGTTGAAACCGTCATCGACGTTAAAACGCGGTCCCGTGGTCGTTGCGAACGACCACGGGGAATCAGCGGCGCCAAAGCTGGCAGATGCTGGCATCAGCAAAGACTTGTCAAGTCGCGCCCAAAAGCTTGCCGCTGTGCCAGAGGCAGAGTTTGAGGCAGAGGTGGGCGCATGGCGTGAACGCGTATCAGCGGAAGGCGCAAGGGTGTCCGCCCGTCTTGAAGCCGCTGGAGAGCGTGCGCAGATGAATAGGTCTACTGCAAAACAAAAGCCGGAACAGCACGAAGACGACGGCCCAAGCGCTGAAGAGATTGCTGAGGCAATGCGTGCGCAGCGTGACGATGCTGAGGCTGTTCGTTTGATTCTCGAAGCTGATGATGCGTTGGCTGCAATGACCGCAAAGTGCAAACAGCAAGCCGCTCAGATCCGCATCTTGGAGGAGCGCATTCGTGGGCTGACGAACGAAGCCGCTCAAGCGGTTAGGTTGGCTAAGTCATGGCGGGCTAAGTGCGAGAAGTTGGAAAGGGCTACAGCATGAGCCAAATGCTCTGGCACGAGGATGCGCCCAACTATGCATCCGCCTGCTTTCCCCCGCCGCGTCCGTTCCAAGAGTCGTCACACGAATCATTGCGGCAAGGTGTCCGCGCTGGTCATCGCTGCCAAGTTCTGATGGCTCCCACCGGCGCTGGTAAGTCTTACCTCGGGTTGCGCATTGCACACGAAGCGCTAGCGCGTGGCAAAAAGGCTGTGTTTGTATGCGACCGGACCACACTAATTAACCAAACGAGCGAGGCGGCAGACCGCTACGGCTTAAGCGCTCACGGCATTCTTCAAGCGCAGCACTGGAGAGCAAATCCAGACATGCCGTTCCAGATTGCAAGCGCTCAAACCATCGCACGCCGTCAGTGGCCGGATGCTGACGTAATCATCATTGACGAGTGCCACACCCAGCTTAAAGCGTGGACAGAGCACATTCAAGATTGCCGGGCTGCTGTTGTTGGTTTGTCTGCCACACCGTTTTCTGTCGGCCTGGGCAAGTTGTTTACCCGCTTGGTCAACGCTACGACCATGCACGAGTTAACTGAATCTGGTGTGCTTGTTCCGATGAAGGTTATGAGCTGCACACGTCCAGACATGACAGGTGCAGAGACATCGGGCGGCGAGTGGACAGACCGGGCCGCAGAAGAGCGCGGCATGGGCATCGTTGGTGATGTTGTCAGTGAGTGGGCGCGGCACGGGCAAAACAGAAAAACCATTGTCTTTGGTGCCACCATTTCACACTGTGAAGAGCTTTGCCGCCAGTTCAACCAAGCCGGTGTTATGGCTGCTCTGTTTACTTCGCACACAACGCCACAAGAGCGCGAAAGCCTTCTGAACGAGTACAAAAAGACTGACTCAGTTTTGCGGGTTCTCATCAGCGTTGAAGCGCTTGCAAAGGGGTTTGATGTTCCTGACGTTGGGTGCGTTGTGGATTGCAGACCGCTTCGCAAGAGTTTGAGCACCGCGATTCAGATGTGGGGCAGGGGGCTTCGGTCTTCGCCAGAAACAGGCAAGAAAGATTGCATCTTGCTTGACCACAGCGGGAACATCCTCCGATTCAAAGAAGACTTCGAGCGCATCTACTTTGATGGACTTGATGAACTTGATGCAGGCGAGAAGCTAGACAAAACCATTCGCAAGGACGAAGACGAAGAGGTTTCCGCTAAAGCTTGCCCGTCTTGTGGGCACATGCCTTTCGTCAAACGCTGCATGGCTTGCGGGCATTCTGTTCAAACACCTAGCTTGATCGTCACTGACGCTGGCGAGATGCGTGAAGTGGTGATGCTTGGCGGCAAACGCATGGGCGACAACAAGCGCCACGTTTGGGAGCAGGCCGCAACTTATGCCCGCGCTCACAGCAAGCCAGACAGGCAGCAGGGTAGGGCGGCAAACATCTTTCGCGACATCACTGGCCAGTGGCCACCTCGTGGTTGGCATGTTGATTCAACGCCAGGTGTTGAGATTACCAAGCCAGTGCTGAACAAGATTCGACAGAAAAACATTGCTTACTCACATGTGTCCAAGCGGGAGATAGCACATGCAGTTTGATGCCTTCTGCCGCGCTCACGGCTTGATTGTTGATTCCTTGATTGCTGGCCGTTGGGTGCGCGTTCCGACTGTCGATCATCCACGTAAAAAGAACGGTGCCTACAAGTTCCTTGGTGACATTGGCTGGGTGCAAAACCACGCCACCAATGTTGATGTGAGCACATGGCGACCAGATGCTGATGCGCCAAAGATTGACACACAAGCCATTGCAAACAAGGCCGCAGAGTTCGAGCGCCGCATGGTTGATGGCTGGGCTAGGGCAGCGAAGAAAGCGGAGGCGTTGATCCGTGAAGCAAAACAAATGCCTCACCCGTACCTACAGAACAAAGGTTTTAAAGACGCCAAAGGTCTGGTCTTAGCTGATGAGTCATTGGTTATCCCAATGCGTCACTGGAAGACGAATGCGGTTCAAGGTGCGCAGCTTATTCGTTGGAATTCTGACGAGCGCCGGTTTGAGAAAAAGATGCTGCCAGGAATGCGAGCCAAAGGCGCTGTGTTTCGCATTGGATCGACAAATGCAGCACGCACTTGGTTGGTTGAGGGGTTTGCCACTGGCTTGAGTGTTGAGGCTGCTGTGAGGCTTTTAAACCTTCGTGATTCCGTTGTGGTGTGTTTCAGCGTTGGCAACCTCATTCATGTTGCTCCGCAGATTTCTGGAGAGTTGTTTGCGTTTGCGGACAACGACGAAAGCGGCGCTGGTGAGGCTGGGGCCAAGAAGGCAGGGCTCAGGTATTGCATGAGCGGGACAGTCGGACATGACGCCAACGACATGCACAAGAAGGAAGGAATTTTCAGAGTCGCATCACTGATGGTTGATGCAACACAGAGCGAACCAGTTTCATAGATTGATTGTGTTTTTCACTGCGCTGGTTGGACATGGTGTAACGGCAGCGGCGCAGGGTGAGTCCCCTACTGTTGGATTAGGTGCTGAAACAGGGGAAAGGGTGGCGAAGTGAGCGCCCTTGCATCGAACGGCTGACGGGTCATGTGACGCGACGGGTTTTGTCGATGAACGTGTGAAGGCTTAGCTCAGGATGGGCTAGGTCTGTCCGCTCGGGGTTTTGTCATGTGTTGGTGATGAGCAAGACATGAAGTTATTGATTAGAGAGAGTTGAACTTGTATGAAAAAACGCTCCAAGTACCGGCCAAAGATGGTTATCACAGACCCGCTAAGCCTGCTTCGCCCAGCAAGCAAAGAAAAGCGTGACGCAGTGATGCTGAAGTTTTTGACGGCGCTGCATGAGATGTCGTGCGGCAGGCATCCAGGGGTTGAGGAGTGGCGCAGCTTGTCTGATTGCGTGAATACAACCGAGACGCTAGCAACACGCTTAGAGAAGCTGGACCCATCCGAAGTGATGCCCACAGTGAATGCAGCCATTGAAGGCATGGTGGCCGCATCAAATCGATTCAAGGCGGGAAAAGGCATGCGCCTTGATGCTGCTGGTCTTGCAGCGCTGCGGGACGTTGTGTCCATTTATGGGCAGTGCCTTGAGTCGCTGACCGAGCGGGAAATGGCCGTGGCGCAGGCTGAAACGCAGCGGCGTGTGAATGAGATTTATCGGCGGAAGGAAAGCTTGGAGGTTGTATGTGTTTGACCGAAAAACAGTGCATCAACTGCCTGAGAAAAGGCCACAGCTCGCATCAATGCCCGTGGCGCAACTACATGGAGAAATGAATTGACCGATGACAGACAGCCCCCGAATATGGGCCAGTTCACGCCAGCTCAACCAAGCCCGCGATTCATGCTTACCTGCGCTAGGTGCAGCGGTAGGCACGATGGATTCGGCGCGAAGCTTTGGATCAAAAGCACGAGGTTAATGATGTGCGCGGCATGTGCTGAAGAGCGAGAGGCTCGAAGAATGGAAAGGATTGCGGCGTGAATGACATGCCAATCATGCGAAGCCAGAAAGCAGAACAGGCACTCGGGCCGAGTGAACTTTACGTGCTTGAGTTGTTGCGCCACTTTGGTGCTGAAGGCGGCGAGCCACAAGGAATTCAGGGAATTGCTGCTGGACACGATAGCGATGCGCAGGAGTTCGCCTCCGAGAGATCAGATATTGGACGGGGCTCGCAAGTTATACGCTGCCCAAAGAAAGGCGCGATGATTTTGCTGGGGTATTGCAAATGAAGTGCCCTGAGTGCCGAAGACCAACAAAGGTCAAAGAGGTTAGGCCAACACCAAACAACGGGCAAAGGCGTCGTTATGACTGCCTATGTGGCTACAAGTGGTCAACAAGGGAAACGATAGAGGTGCTTGAGAGAGGCGGTGCTGCGGAGCGGTATTACAAGGAGATGGCGAATGTTTAGATTCACGCCAAAGGAGTTCTATGCGCTTGGCCGCAAACCGAAGGGTGAAGGCGAAGCCAGGATGAATAAAACCGAGGCCGAGTACGCCCAGATGCTTGACCTTGAGAAGCATTCGGGCGGGATCGTGTTCTGGCGGTTTGAGGCCATCAAGATTCGCTTGGCAGACAACACCCACTACACCCCTGACTTCCTGGTGTGTCGCTCCGATATGCGCCTGGAGTGTCACGAAGTAAAGGGCGGCTTCATCATGGATGACGCCAAGGTGAAATTGAAGGTGGCCGCTGAAACCTGCCCGTTTGGGTTTGTGCTGGCGCAGAAGTCAAAAGGTGCTTGGCATGTGGAGGTGTTGGCATGACTCCAACCTTTCATGGTGAGGTAATGCTTCTTGATTGGAGCGAAAGCCACCGAGGTGGTGCCAAGGTTGTTTTTCTACTGGCAGACCGTGACGACCTGGATGTTTTTAGGCTGATGACGGTTGCCAAAGGGAAAAAGGCGGGGCAGCGCCTTGCATGCGTGCTTGTGGAAATTGGCGACGATGAACAACCAAAGCCGCCGCCAGAGCCCGCCAAGTACCGCGAAGGCCCGCAAACTCCCGCAGAAGACCGCAAAGGAGGTCCACTTGCGAAGCTGGCCGGTATGTGGTGCAACAGCCCCGACTTCCAGGAATGGTCAGGCTACAGAACACCAGAAGATGCCCGCATGTTCATTCTTCATAACTGCGGCATTGAAAGTCGGGCCGATTTGGATCACAACGAAGAGGCGGCAAGATTGTTTCACCACCTCATTCGCATTCAGTACTCAGGCTGGCTGAAGGAAACGGGGAGGGCGGCATGCCAAGTTACCTGAAGCAACCAATATTCCGCAGCGAAAAGCACCGCCGAGCAGTCGCAAGCCAGGAATGCGGCGGCTGTGATTCGTTTGCAGGCTCACAGGCAGCGCACGAGAACATGAACAAAGGCATGGGCCTGAAAGTCAGTGATGCACGCTGCGCTGCCCTATGCCCGATATGTCACCGCGAGCTAGACCAGGGCGCCAGCATGACCAGGGAAGAGCGGCGCGAGTTTTGGAAGGATGCCTTTATCAAAACGATTGTGCGCATGATCGAGCGCGGTGTGCTGGTTGTTAAATAAAGGGGAAAAACATGGATGACGATGGAATCGATGAATCTGCTGTTGAAGAAATGACCGCTTACTACAGCGAAGCAATGAAATTGCACGATAGCAAATTCCATTGCGAACTTGTCTATGCTGTTTTGCAATCACTCGTGTTGCTCGATCCTGATTCAGATGCACGGCTCAGATTTGTTGCGGAGTCTGCAAGAGATCTCTGTTTGGACGCTCACAACACTATCGGAATGACAGAGATTCACTGAATCTAATCACATGATGAACATGTACGCCTGCCACAACCGCGCACCGTTCAAGCGCACCCTAACGGTTCAGGACGGCTACAAACCAGACGGCACGCGCCACATGATTGAGGTGCCGTTCACCATGAGTCCGCATTGCGAATACACCACGACAGAGCTTGGTCGCTTTGACTCACGATGCGTTGGGTGTAAGCACAAGGCGCAATCGTTGCAGCTAGAAGGAATCGCATGAGCACATCCGGCTACATGAAAATTGTTGAGCGCCAATCAGAGAGAGATCAACTACTTGCTGTCCTGCGCCAGTTCCGCCAAGAGCTAAAAGCGGTCGGCAGGGTGCGTGATGCTCACTTGATTGAGTGGGCTATTGATCGTGTTAGGCGGAAACAGCTTGGAGATCATGCTAGAATCGCGCCCACATAAGCGCGTCGGCAAAGAATCAACGTGCAGCAGGTAACGGCTTTGAGGAATACGGAAATGCCTTGTCAATACTTGACCGCTACGCCTCAGCCGTCCGCAGCTCCAACCTGCGCAGCCAGCCAAACACCACTTTCTCTGACCCTGACGTAATCGGGGCATTTGGGTTTGCTGGGAAGCATGAGCCGCTAGGGGTTGCGCTTCAGCGGCTGTTCACTGGAGATAACACCGCAGCAAAGTCTGTTATCGATGTGTTGGCTGACAAGCTATTAGGCCAATTCTCAGGAAAGCTGAATGCCGCTGGCTCAAGAAGGGTTGCAGCAGCGGTGCTGGAGTGGAATAGAAATAGTGTGTGCCCTGTGTGTCACGGATCGGCTTACGAGGTAGTCCCAGGCACACCAAGCCTCAGCGACAAGGAATGCAAAGCATGCCGAGGGACAGGCAAGAAGCTGTTTCAGAAACAGTTCCATAAGTCAGACCTGACGTATGCGGACTGGGCACAGGTGCAAATAGAGATTGCTCAAAGCAGGGCGGGCCAGGAAGCCATGAAAGCTATTGCACCAAGTCTTGATTTGTGATACAAACTCGCAGCCAATAATGGAAGCCCGGTCGGGCTCGCAAAAGAACACTGGGCAGCACAAGTAGAAGCTTTGCTGTCCCCGAAAGAAACACAAGCCGCCTTAACCTGGCGGCTTTTTGCATTTCAGGCCCCAATCCACCCACATCAGCCAGCACTAGACCGCCAGGTCATGGCTACCAGGGTGGCGCGTGCAGCGTCAACGCACAGGGCAAGCGGTTACATGCCTGCGCAGGCATCCACTCTAAACATGGACCGCATCACGCGACGCGGTGACGAGCTATCGGCGGGTACTCCATCCGACTGGTGGGCGGCGGGCGCGTGACATCGTTGTTTGAAGTAACCGGGAAGCAGCCATGGGGAGACGATCTAAGCTGACTGACCGCCAGTGGCAGCAAATTGGCGAGCGATTGCTCAAGGGCGATAAGGCCAGAGCGATCGCTCGAGAATTTGGCGTTGCGGAATCAACGATTAGAGAGCGTTTTTCCGACGAACATCGGAAAGTAAAAGACGTTGCAAATCAACTGGTTACGGCAGAAACCGCTTTAAAGGCGCTGCCAATTTCCGCGCAAATTTCCGCGCTTAACCTCGCAGAAGAACTAAAGGCGATTTCTACTCACTTGGCAGGGGCTGCAAAGTACGGTGCAGCGACAGCGCACAGACTGAGCGGCATTGCCCACGCAAAGGTGCAGTTGATCGACGACGCCGCGCCCCTCAATGAAGAAAGCCTGGAGTCTCTAAAGGGTGTGGCTGTTCTGACCAACATGGCGAATGCCGCCAGCACCATCCCGATGAACCTCCTAGCCGCAAACAAAGATGCTGTGAAGGCGCTGAACGATGCAGCCCGCCCATCGCCAGAGCGCGTCATCGTGACGGTAGAGGACGCCAGCATGCCAGCGCCGGATGCCTAAGCTCAACGGGCCGCAGGCGCAGTTCATCGCGCTGGATAGAAAGTTCAAAGCGTTGGTTTGTGGGTTTGGAACAGGGAAGACATGGGGCGGCTGCGCGGACCTATGCAAGCATGCTTGGGAGTGGCCGGGGGTAAACAGCGGCTACTTCGCTCCGACGTATCCGATGATCCGGGACATCTTCTTTCCAACGATTGAGGAGGTGGCTGCAGATTGGGGTCTTGAGGCTGACATCAAGGAGGCCAACAAAGAAGTCCACTTCTATGCTGGGGGCCAATATCGCAGCACAGTGATTTGTAGATCTATGGAGAAGCCCGGCACTATTGTCGGCTTCAAGATCGGCAAGGCACTGATCGACGAGTTAGACATCCTTGAAAAGGTGAAGGCAGAGCATGCGTGGCGCAAGATCATCGCCCGATTGCGCCAGAACGTGGACGGCCTGCAAAACGGCGTCAGTGTCACAACAACACCCGAGGGTTTCAAGTTTGTTTATGAGCAGTTTGTAAAGCAGCTCCGCGACAAACCTTCTCTTGGCAGCCTCTACGGAATGGTGCAGGCAAGCACCTACCAGAACGCCAAGAACCTTCCGCACGATTACATCAGCTCGCTGTTGGCCAGTTATCCGCCTCAGCTAATCAATGCCTACATTCGTGGGCAGTTCGTCAATCTGGCAAGCGGCAATGTTTACCCAAACTTTGACCGCCGACTCAACCATACAGACGAGCGCATCCAAGAGGGGGAGCCGCTGCACATCGGAATGGACTTCAACGTCATGAATATGACCGCGACAGTCAGCGTAATCAGAAACGGACTGCCGCTTACTCTTGGCGAACTGACCAAGGTTCGAGACACGCCGACCATGGCCCAGATGATTAAGGCGAGATTTGTTGAAAAAGGGCATTCAGTCACTGTTTACCCAGACGCCAGCGGCGGCAATACGAGTTCTAAGAACGCCAGCGAATCCGATCTAACCATTCTTCGCAGCGCTGGCCTGACGATCAAAGTCAACCCGTCAAATCCAGCCGTCAAGGACCGAATCAACGCGGTGGACGCTATGACATTGAACGCCGATGGCATGCGCCGCTGGAAGATCAATACCGACACCTGTCCAGCGCTCACTGAGGCCCAAGAGCAGCAGGCTTGGGACAAGAACGGCGAGCCTGATAAGAAAAGCGGCCACGACCATCCGAACGATGCGATTGGTTATTTCATGGTCCACAAATTCCCGATCAATGTCCGCTCGGCAAGCTTCAAACCCCTAAGAATATGACCCAAGACCCATCCAAACAATCAGCCCAAGTAGCAGGAATGCAGGCTGATTGGGGATTGGTGCGCGTGTTGCTTGGTGGTACTGCGGCTATTCGTGAGGCAGGTGAGCGATACCTTCCGAAAAACCACAGTGAAGAGCGTGAAGCATACGAGGCGCGGCTCAAGAGTTCCACGCTGTTTCCTGGTTTCAGCCGCACCGTAAAGACACTGGCCGCAAAGCCCTTCAGTAAGGCGCTTGCGTTCGGTGATGACGTTCCTGAGCAGATTCAAGAATATTGCGAGGACGTTGATTTAGAGGGACAGAACCTGCACGCCTTTTCATCCAAGGTGATGCAGAACGTGCTTGCTTATGGCCTTCATGGAGTGTTGGTTGACTTCCCGCCTGTAGTTCCTGCGAGGAACCTTGAGGAAGAGCGCCAGACTGGTGCTCGACCTTACTTTGTCAGCATCAAGGCTGAGCAGTTGTTAGGCTGGCGTGCAAGCCGCGTCGGTGGGCGCTGGGTCATCGATCAACTGCGCTACATGGAGGCAGTGGACGAGCCTGATGGTGAATTCGCAGACGCCTGCATTAAACAGGTCCGGGTGTTGGAGCCTGGTAAGTGGCGTACCTTTAGGATGGACGCCAGAACCCAAAAGTGGGTGATGCACGAGGAAGGTGTCACCAGCCTGCCTTATGTGCCGTTCGTGCCGTTCTACGGTGAAAGAACAGGGTTCATGTCCGGCAAGCCGCCATTGATAGAGCTGGCCCACTTGAACGTTGAACACTGGCAGAGCGCATCGGATCAGCGCAACATCCTGCATGTGGCGCGTGTGCCGATCTTGGCTGTGATTGGTGACATCCCAGAAACTTTCAGTCTTGCAATTGGCTCATCTGGTGCAGCTAATTTGCCAGCAGGCTGCGACATGAAGTTTGTGGAGCACACAGGGCAAGCCATCGGCGCAGGCAAGGAAGACCTTGAGGCGCTTGAGGAAAGAATGCGCCAAGCCGGGGCTGAACTGCTGGTTCTGAAGCGTGGAAACGCCACAGCGACAGAGATTGCGACGGACAACGCAATCGGCATGTGCGCACTACAAGAAATCGTGCAGTCGTTCGAGGATTCGCTAGACCAGTGCCTGCAAATCATGGCCGATTGGGTCAGGTTGCCTGAAGGCGGGCATGTGACGGTTTTCAACGACTTCGGCGCAGCATCCTTGGCCGATGCCTCCGCTGAATTGCTGCTCAAAGCGCAGCAGGGCGGAATTGTCAGCAAGCCCACGTTCATCAATGAGATGAAGAGGCGCGGCATTTTGTCTGCTGAGGTTGATGCTGAAGACGAATCTGAAAGGATCGCGGAAGACGGGCCGAGTCTGGGCGATATGGTTGAGCCTGTGATTGCTGGAGACAATCAAGGGGCTAGCTGATGAGCCCCAAGCAGATCGAGCTGGCCGACGCCATCATCAGCCATCAGGTGGCGTTGCAGCGCTACAGCAACGGCCAAGTGCGCAAGATCATCGCGCTACTGAACCGTGCCGATGCGGACATGTTCGCTCAGTTGACTAACCTGCTGAGTTCGGTTGATCCATCGACGTTTCAGATTGAGCGGTTGGAAGGGCTGCTTACATCTGTTCGGGCAATCAATGCAGGCGCATATCAGCAGGCCGGTGAGTTGCTGGTTAGCGATATGCGCGAGTTTGTGGTTTATGAGGCTGGGTTTCAGTTCCAGTTGTTCGAGTCGCTTGATGTTGGATTCACTGTGACGGCTGTGAGCCCAGAACAAGCATATGCGGCGGCGATGGCGAGGCCATTCCAGGGCGCATTGCTTCGGGACGTGTTCACCGAAGCGGCACCGGTCAAGTTCAAGCGGATTCGTGATTCGATCCGTATGGGGTTTGTAGAAGGTAAGACGATCAGCCAAATGGTCACGGAACTGCGCGGCACCAGAGCACGCGGCTACGAAGACGGGATCATTGAGATTGACCGCCGTCATGCTGAATCGATTGTGCGGACTGCTGTGAGCCATACGGCAGGCGTTGCGCGGGACAGGTTTCACGAGGCAAACGCCGACATTCTTGGATCGCTGATGTGGCTGTCTACGCTGGACGGTAGAACATCAGAAGCCTGCATTGCAAGGTCAGGCAAGCGGTACACAGTCAAAGGCCACAAACCAATAGGGCATTCAATGCCTTGGGCCGGTGGGCCTGGGGCGCTTCATTGGCGTTGCCGCTCGGTTTCACTACCGCTGCTGGAAGGCCAAGACGGATTCGTCGGCGAGCAAGCATCAGAAACCGGCCCGGTCGATGCAAACATGAGCTACGGCGGCTGGCTGAGGCGGCAAAGCGCAGCCAAACAGGATGAGGTTTTGGGGGCAACACGCGGAGCATTGTTCCGGCGTGGTGGGCTTGAGATCGACAAATTTGTGAACGACAAAGGCAAGTGGTACAGCCTTGAGCAGTTAAAGGCGCTAGAAGGCAAGGCGTTCCAGAAGGCAGGCGTCTAAAATCGCCGCGTGTCAAAACTCCGCCTTATCCAGCCATCGCCACCCGGCCCGCGTGAAACAGCGCGGCTGAAGATCAAGGCCAACAAGCCCGCAGACCTGGTGCAGTGCAACCGCTGCGGCGGCAGAGAGTTCATCGAAACAAAGACCGGCGTGATGTACCGCGACGGCAAGTATCTAGGAGGCACCAAGACGCTGATATGCGTAGCGTGCCTCCTGACAGGACACAGACAAACAACCTAAGCCCTCCACGCGAGGGCTTTTTCTTTACCAAACCGCCTCGGAGAAATCCCGGGCGGTTTTTTCATGCCCGCTTGTGGAAGCAAGTCGGGTGTTTCGAGGCCGGATGGTCTCTACCGCCCTGTGCCGGATGGCAAAGGAAAACCACCAATGAAACTCAAACTCACCCCCGAAGGTCATGCAGTAGTCCAAGACGGCAAGCCCGTTTACGTCAGCGATGACGGCAAAGAGATTGCATTTGATGCCCCACAAACACGAGACACCATCGCCAGGTTAAACGCCGAAGCGAAGGGCCACCGTGAGCGTGCTGAGGCAGCAGAGGCAAAGCTAAAGCCGTTTGAAGGCATTAGCGACCCAGCCAAAGCCATCAAAGCATTGGAGCTGGTATCAAACCTTGACCAAAAGCGCCTTGTGGATGCAGGCGAGAAGGACAAGGCTATCGCAGAAGCTATCAAGGCCGTGGAAGAGAAGTATTCACCGATTGTTTCCAAAGCGGAACAGTTGGAGGCTGCCCTCTACGCAGAAAAGATCGGCGGCGCGTTCTCGCGTTCAAAGCTGATCGCCGACAAGTTTGCCATCCCGGCTGACTTGGTTCAGGCCCGCTTCGGCAGCGCTTTCAAGATCGAAGACGGTAAGACGGTTGCATACGACCAGCATGGCAACAAGATTTTCAGCCGCGCCCGTCCGGGTGAATTGGCTGACTTCGATGAGGCCATTGAAACGCTTGTTGACCACTACCCATACAAGGCGCAAATCCTTAAGGGCTCTGGTGCGACAGGCAGCGGTGCAGGTGGAAGTTCACAAGGTGTGGGCGGCAAGAAAACCACCACTCGTGCGCAGTTCGACGCACTCGATCCAGCGGCAAGGGCTTCCTTCGCCAAGGAGATCGCGCAAGGCACAGCAGCAATAGCTGACTGATTCATTTCATTCGCAAACCCAGAGCCCGCCATGTGCGGGCTTTTTCATTTCTGAAAGGCCTAAATCATGGCAAATACTTTGACCAACCTGATCCCAACCATTTACAACGGTCTGGACATCGTTTCTCGTGAACTCGTCGGCTTTATCCCTGCCGTCAGTTCCGACATGACCTATCAGCGTGCAGCAGTCGGTCAAACCGTCCGCTCGCACATTGCTCCTGCTGCGACCGCCAGCGACATTACGCCCGCTGTGACGCCCCCTAACGATGGCGACCAAACCATCGGCAGCACAACCATGACCATCACTAAGGCGCGTCGTGTACCTGTTCGCTGGAACGGTGAAGAAAAGCGCGGCTTGGACAACAACGGCGCAAGCTACAACATCATCTTGCGTGACCAGTTCACCCAAGCATTCCGCACGCTGACGAACGAGATTGAGGCCGACTTGGCTGCTTTGTACTTGAGCGCTTCTCGCGCAACTGGTACAGCAGGCACCGCACCATTCGGAACTGCTGGTGACTTGAGCGATACGGCTGGTGCGCTGCGCATCTTGGAAGAAAACGGCGCTCAAGGCTTGGACTTCCAGCTCGTGCTTGGTACTGCTGCCATGGCCAACCTGCGCGGCAAACAGTCCGTTCTCTTCAAGGTCAATGAGGCCGGTCGCGAGGACATGCTGCGCAACGGTATTACAGACCGTTTGCAAGGCTTGGCATTGCGTCAGAGTGCTGCTGTTCGTCGCCACACCAAGGGCACTGGCGCATCGGCTACAACCAATAACGCAGGCTATGCGGTTGGTGCAACCACGATTACGCTGGCATCTGCTGGTACCGGCACCATTGTGGCAGGCGATGTCATCACCTTCGCTGGTGATACGAACCAGTACGTGGTTGTCACTGGTGATACCGATGTTTCAAACGGCGGCACCGTGGTCCTGGCCGCCCCTGGCTTGATGCAAGCGATTCCCGCAGCCGCAACCAACATCACGGTAGTCAACACCAGCAACCGAAACATGTTCTTTGCTCGTTCAGCTATCGCTCTGGCTACTCGCGCTCCGGCTTTGCCTGAGCAAGGTGATTCGGCCATCGACCGCATGTTGATCACTGACCCCTTGTCTGGTCTGACCTTTGAGGTGTCGATGTACGCCCAGTACCGCCAGATGCAATACGAGGTCGCTTTGGCTTGGGGTGTTGCTGCTGTCAAGCCTGAGCACATCGGCTTGTTGTTGGGTTAACTAACACGCCGGGGCTTTGAGCGATCCGGCCCCGGCACTCAAAAGGACAAACCATGTCAGACGAAGTCAAAACCATTCGCATCAAACCATCGCACGAGTCTCAAGGCGATTACGTTGTCATCAACGAATCAGACTTTGATGAAGCCGTGCATGAGCTGTACCAGCCTGTGGCGGAACCAGGGGAAGAAAAGCCCCGCCGTGGACGCCCGCCTAAGCAAGATGCAACCGAATAACAAGCCCTCGCGGGCTTTTTTCATTTAAGGGGCCAACATGGCTACAGGTGATGTGAAGTGGTTTGCGCAGGGTCTATTGGACCTTGGCAACAAGATCCACGATTTAGACGGCGACGATTGGCGGCTTGGCATTGTCACGACCGCCACGGTCCCGGCAATCAGCACCGCTGCGCCTCATTGGGGCGGTACTGGAACAACCAACTTTGCGACCAACCAAGTCGCTACAGCAACCGCCTACACAGGGCCAATTGCATTGGCAAACGAGTCGTGGACGATTGTTTCCAACAACCCCACATTTCGCGCTGACAACGTGACCATTGCTCAGGATGCATCGGGCTTCACAAACGGCGCATACGGGATCATCTACAACAACACCGACGCAAACAAACGTGCCATTGGTTTTGTTGAGCTGAGTTCGACCGGTGCTGCGTCCATCGTTTCCGGTCCGATCACGATTGACTGGAACGGTGCGTCAAATGACATCCTCCGGCTCACACCGGCTTAAGCATGACGCAGGATCAAAAGCCTCCAGTTGAGCAAAACGACATTGTTTTGCTTGACGTTAAGGAGCGCGGCGCGTGGGTTCCAGCGGAAACGGTCGCTGAATTGCAGGCCGACCTGGACAAGTGCCGCTCTGAGAACAAAGGCTGGAAAGCGTTGTTCAGACGAGTTCAAGAAGCCCTTTTCGGTGGCAAGGCGCGCAAAGACGATGACTTTGACAGCGGGTTCCCAACATGACTGAAGACATCGTTTCGTTCATTTTGGTGGCCCCGCTTCTTGTGGTTGTGCTGTTTGCGCTGCTTTATTTGGTTGGTATCGGTACGGGTAAAAAGAAGTGATCCGATTCCCGAATCGTGGGCGAGGCTCGCCTGTAGCGCCATCAGAGATACCAAGTTGGGTAGCTTCTGTTTCTTCTCGCACATTTACGTCGCTCGCATCTTCTGGCGCGGCAACTTGGAACACTGGCGCAGGCGCTGTTATTCCTTCGCGGGCTTACCGTGGCACCAATCCAATCGGCTCAATCATGGATGCCTACGCCGATCCGGCGTATGACCCGATCACCAAAAAGCTCTACTTTTTCGGCGGCGGTCACGGGGATGGAAGCTGCAACGCGCTCGTGTGTTTTGACCTCGCGACGCTGACTTATTCGCTTGAGTGCGACGCCTCGCCGACCTCAGAGTACCCGCCAAACTACCTCGCCGGGGCGAACAACTACACGCTGCCATCAGGCCTGTTCCTCGGGAACTATTTCCGGCCGCTGTCGCAGCTACCGAATCCAATCGATCAGCCCTACGCGGCTGCGATTTCAAAACCTGTGGCCGACCACCGTTACGGATCACAGGCAGTGCGCGCAAAAGTCGGCGTTCCACGCGAGATCCACTATTTTTATGCGGTCCCAAAGGTCTACAACCTCGATACGCACGCGTGGGACTTTGATCCATCCTGGACAGAGGATCGCCTGTGGACGGTGAGAGAGGTCGGGGCCAGGGCAAACATTCAGTCAGCCGGCCTTGGCAACAACATTGGATTCACCGACCAAGCTAACCACCAGCTAGGCCAGGGAACGATGTGCGTCTACGACGACGTGACGGATCAATTCCTCGTCACGCTGGTTGGTGGCGGCTACCGGTACGGGTTCTTTTTGTGGGACGCAGCGACACGGACATGCCCTCGTGTTGTCTCCAACACTGGAAGCGGCTTCCAGATTGTTGAGTCAACACCAATGGTCAAGGTTGGTCGTTGGGTCTACATATTCACCTCAGATATCAGCCTCCCCTACTACCAACGTGTAATAGACAGGGGGATCCGTTTTAACTTTGACTCTGGTGTGATTGAGTATTTCAACATCACCGGTCAATCGATAAGCCATGGCGTTGACAGCAACCAAGAGTGCGCGCCTTGCTGGTACTCAGCAGTCACAAACAGGATTGCTTTCTGGAGCCACAACCCGACAGACAAGCAAAACATCTACGAACTTGATGTCGGGGCTTTGACGGCAGGCGGTGGCACAGGCGCCATCAACTCTGCTTACTCTTGGACGATGACCAAATCCGCATTGTCTGGAACGGCTCCAAGTGTCATTTCCTATAAGTACAACGGCGTGGTTCAGATCCCCGAATACGGGCTCGCAGTCGTGTTGCCGCATTCAACGCTCGCTCCCATTGCCATTGAAATTTAGAGGCGAGACATGCCGAACTTAAACGACCTTTTCAACAGATCTGGCGACTTGAACGGTAGCGCTGCCTCACCTTTGGGTGGCACTTGGTTTAATCAAATGAGTGCATTTGTCTCTCCGGGAGCTGGAGAGGTTGCGTTGGATGGATCAAAAGTGTCGATGCGGCAAGCAGACCCGACGCTTCACGTTAACAGCTCATCAACCGCATCGGCAGACCAAAAGGTAACTCTTCAATTTACGCCTGTTCAGGACAATTGGCAGGTAATCATTCTTCTCAGGGCAAACAACGCTTCAGGCGCTGCTTATCAATTGCTGTTTGGCCCTGGCGCTGGCGGCATTGGTGTTTATAGGCGCTCTTCGACATCGGAGTCATGGGGCGGGGCTGGGCAAATCGGCTCTTCCGCCAACAACTCAATGACAGTGTCGGAACGGGGGAGTCACGTTCTGACATTCAGCGTGATCGGTAATGCTTTCAGCGCGACCATCGATGGCTCTCCGATATCACTTGGAACCATCACAGACAACACCATTACGTCTGCTGGATGGGCAGGTTTCGGCGGTCGGTCGTTCACATCAGACTACATAACAGAAGACGACGAAGCCGGCGGCGGTGGCGGTGGCGGCTCCACATTACTCGCAAAACTCAACCGTTATTTAAGGGGCTGACATGCTCAAAGACATAGTTACCAAGGGTGCTACAGATCGCAGCGTTACCGTCACCATCGTTGACAGCACAGACGGAACACCAGAGACAGGCGTGGTATTCAACACCTCCGGCATAGACCTGTGGTATCGCCGTGAGGGGGCAGCTAAAACCAGCATCACAGAAGCCACACTTGCAAGCTTGACCACGGGCCACACAGACGGCGGCTTCTTGCACATCGGTGACGGTGTCTATCGCCTGGACTTGCCAGATGCGGCATTTGCAACCGGCGCAAATCATGTTGACTTCGGCGGCACGGTCACCGGCATGATTGTTATTGGTGGCCGCGTTCGCCTTGTTGATGTAAACCTTGAGGACTCTGTGCGCGGCGGAATGACTGCATTGCCTAACGCTGCGGCGGCTGCAAACGGTGGTTTGCCAACTGTGGACGCAACCAACAGCGTCAAGATTCAGACGCGATTCAAGAAAAACCAGGCGCTTGCAAATTACCCGTTTGTGATGACGGATAGCACCAACCACAACCCGGCAACCGGTTTGACGGTGGCGGTCACGCGATCCCTGGATGGCTCCGGGACTTTCACCAGCGTTGGAACCGCAACCGAGATGGCAAACGGCTGGTATCAGATTGACTTGGCGGCTGGAGACATGAACGGCGACACGGTGGCCCTGAAGATGACCGCTTCAGGTGCTGACGATCTTGGCATTACGTTGCTCACTGAGCCCTAATGTTCTCGGTTGAGTCTCGCGGCGCTGCTGTCGTTTGGCGGCAGGCAGAAGCTGCGCCACCGGCAGCAACGGGAACGTATGCGCCAAGGGGTAAATGGTCTGCTGGTGGGCGCGGATTCAGGGCGCGTGGTTACTCGCACGTTTCAGAGGGATCATCAACCGGCACTACGATAGATTGCACCGTAAGCAACGCATCTGCTACCGGCCTGACAGCATCTGTAATCCGCGCTACGACCGTTAATGCAACGGTCGGCAATGCAGCAGCTACAGGACTAGCCGCAAACGTTATTCGTGCCACCACGATCAATGCGGCAATAGGGAATGCTTCTGCGACTGGTTTAACCGCTTCAGTGTCGTTCGGCGGCACCGTATTCGCCAGTGTCGGCAATGCTTCTGCAACCGGATTGCAGGCAAATGTCTCCCAGGCGACGGTCATAGGATGTTCTGTAGGTGGATGCGCTGCGACAGGTCTGGCGGCAACACTGGAAACAGGCATCGTTGTGCAGGCTGGAGTGGGTCAGGCCACAGCAGCCGGATTAAGCGCTGCGCTTTCAATCACGAACACCATCCAATGTGGCGCTGGCAACGCTTCCGCAACAGGCTTGTCAGCATCAATCAACACGTCAGACGATGTGCTCTATCCGCTGTTTGGTCTGTCCGAATACTTCCCATTAGCCGGTAGGTCAGAGGTCTAAATATGTCGCTTGTGACTGAAGATGGCACCGGCCTGGCTGGTGCTGAATCGTTTTGCTCGGTGAGTTTCGCCGATACCCACTTGGGGAACTTCGGCTACACCTTGTGGGCCACCATGAGCACCACAGAGAAAGAGCAGGCACTGCGGCGCGCCACTCACTACATGCAGCAGGTTTACCGCCTGCGCTGGGCTGGTCAGCGTAAGAACAACACACAGGCGCTCGACTGGCCGCGCACCTATGTTCCAAAGAAAGACGCGCCCGGCTTTTACAGCATTTGGGCATCAGAGTACCCGGACGATGAGGTCCCCGCTGAGGTGATGCAGGCATGCGCAAAGCTGGCCTACAAAGCTGCTGCTGGTGATTTGTCACCTGATCTTGCGCAGGCGAAAACAAGAGTCAAAGTCGGCCCGATTGAAACCGAATATGCGCCTGGATCGATCCAGTACACCCGCTATAGGGAAATCGATAACTTGCTTAATCCGCTGCTCAAGACCGGCAGCGGAATGATCCCTTTGAGCCGCGCATGAATGAATTGCACATCGTGCCTGAAGGCGATTACAGAGAGCATGAGTGCTGCGCTGAATGCTGGTGCCGTCCAACGGAAGACGATGAGATTGATGGCGTTTTCATCCACCACGCTATGGATGGCCGCGAAGCATTTGAGAGCGGCGAGAGGTTGATGTCATGAGTTTTTATTCAGACTTGGCCGCTACCGCATCTCAGTTGATCCGCGAATACGGCGCGTCCGCGTCTCTGAAAACAATCACGCAAGGTGCATACGACAACGCCACGTCTAAGGCGCTGACGACTGTAACGACGGTAACCGTAAGCGCTGTTGTTTTCCCTGGCGCCGGTTATCGCTACCTGGACGGCTCACAGGTTCAAGAAGGCGACCAATACGGATTTGTTGCTGTTGGCGTCAACCCCCCAAAGGTAGGCGACACCATCACCTGGAATGGGGCCCCACTTGGAGTGATTAAGGTTTCAGTGCTGGCTCCTGCCGGGATCAACGTGCTGTACGAAGTTGGGTTAAGGGGCTGACATGGGCTGGTCAATCGATCTCGGTCGCCTTGCTGAAAAGTACAAAGGCGACATTGATAAGACCGTCCGCGCCGCAACCATCTTGGCGGCTCAGAAGGTCGTTATGCGAACCCCGGTTGATACCGGTCGGCTGCGTGCCAACTGGCAATTCCAGGCCGGGTCGATCAACTCCGCAACCACAGACGCCAAAGATCAAGGCTTGGCCGTTCTGGCGGACCTGACGGCGCAGATCAATGCAAGCCCTGTCGGTGGCCGCACGTACATCTCCAACAGCCTGCCATATGCCCAGCGCATCGAGTACGAAGGTTACTCAAAAGTCAAAGCGCCTCAAGGCATGGTCCGCATCTCCCTGGCTGAGATGCCAGCCGCCATTGATCGACTGGTAAAGGGGTAACTCATGAGTGACCAAGTAATCCGCGCTCTTCTGGAGACGCGGCTAGACACCCTTGCGCCTTCTATTCCTACGGTCAAAGAAAACACGTCTTACACGCCAGTCAAAGGAACGACATACCAGCGCGTTTTCGTGCTGATGGCGCAAACAGAAAACCCAACGCTTGGGGATGGCTTTAAGCGTGAGCGCGGAATTCTTCAGGTGAGTTTGTACTTCCCAGAGTTTGCTGGAACAGGGGACGCAATCGCACGCGCCGAGGCCATCAAAGCCCTGTTCAATCGGGGCACGACGCTAGAGCAAGGGTCAGTGAGGCTCCAGGTTTACGGGAGCCCATACGCATCGCCAGGAAGAAACGACGAGGGCTTTTACATGCTGCCCGTATCGGTCCCATTCAAAGCTGACGTTTACAGCTAACAGCCAGTCACTTAACGCAAGCCGCCTTCGGGTGGCTTTTTTTTCGCCTGCGAGTTTGTGGGCAACACCTGAAAGGAAAGAGAAATGCCATTCGCAACAGGCGTAGCAAAACAACTTCGCTACAAAAAAGAATCCACTTGGGGCACTGCTCCTGGTTCGTCCGGTGCGCAACTTCTGCGCCGCGTCACGTCAGACTTGTCTTTGAGCAAAGAGACATACCAGTCTGGTGAAATCCGCAGCGATTACCAAATCGCTGACTACCGACATGGTGTTCGATCGGTGGCCGGGACGATCAATGGTGAACTGTCTCCAGGCACCTACAGCGACTTTGTGGGCTCTGCATTGCGCCGTAACTTCGCTGCTGTATCAGCCCTGACCGGCCTGTCCATCACCATCGCTGGCACTGGCCCCTACACGATCACCCGTGCATCCGGTGACTTCCTCACAGGCGGTATCAAGGTCGGGATGGTAATTCGGTTGACGGCTGGAACGTTCGTAACAGGCAACCTGAACAACAACATCTTAGTTACCGGCGTCACCTCAACTGTCATCACCGGCATCACGCTCAATGGTTCCGCCCTGACCGCTGAAGGCCCGATTGCATCGGCCACGGTGTCCGTACCTGGCAAGGCGACTTACACGCCCACAACCGGCCACACCGATGACAGCTACTCGTTCGAGCACTGGCACAGCGACATCACACAGTCGGAGCTGTTCACGGGCTGCAAAGTGAACACGATGGAAATCAGCCTGCCACCTTCCGGCATGGCGACCATCAATACCGGGGTGATGGGCAAAGACGTGACTACAAGCGGCAGCTCTGCTTACTTCACATCACCGACCGCTGAAACCAGCGCTGGTGTGTTGGCAGCCGTGAACGGTGTTGCGTTTGCGCTGGGATCACGTCAGTACGCAATGACTGGCCTGTCCATCAGCATCAATGGGAACATGACCGCTGAACCAGTGATTGGATCCAACACCTACGCCGACATCTTTGAAGGCCGCGTTTCTGTGACGGGGAATTTCACTGCGTTTTTTGAGGACGGTTCTTTCCGTGATGCGTTCTTGAACGAAACCGAGGTCTCTTTGTTCTTCGTGTTCACGGCTAGCAACGAAAAAAACGCAGACTTCATCGCATTCGCAATTCCCCGCGCCAAGTTGGGCAGCTCCAGCAAAGACGACGGCGAGAAGGGCATCGTTCAGACGCACGATTTCCAAGCCCTGTTCAACAGCGCTGGCGGTTCAGGCGTAGCCACAGAGAAAACAACTCTCTGGGTCCAGGACTCCCTGGCTCCTTAATCAATCGCAGTAGCCATTGCCCGCCCGTCAAACGGCGGGCTTTTTTATTCCCGGTCGAAAGACCACCCCAGCACAGGCCCTGCTCCATTCGCTTTCTTTGCGGGAAGCGGTGGGGCGGGGTACTGGCATTCACTCCCCGCAAAGGAAAAGTAAATGAGTTTCGATATTGCACAGCTTGACATTGTTTCGACCTCTGAAGAGGGCTTCGACGTTCACATCATCAACCCCAAGACACAGGAGCGCACAGGTCTTGTCGTGAAGGTCCAGGGAGCGTTCTCTGCTCGCTTCCAAGAGTTGATGGCGAAGCAAAAAAAGAAAGAGGCCATGCGAGCCAAAAGCATGGTGGCCCGCGCTGTTGCTGACGAAGAAGACGAAACACCTGCTGTGCTGTCTGAGGCCGCAATGAATTGGGGCACGGTGGATGAGAAAGACGATTCGATCATCCATTGGGGCGAAATCATCGAAGGCGGCAAGCCGGTGAAGTTCAGTAAGGGTGAGGCATTCCGCGTTTTCGAGAAGTACCCCCTGATTCGCGGCCAGGTACTTGCCGGGGCGCTTGACGTTGCAAATTTCATCAAGGGCTGATCTCTGAGGTAGTCGCGTTTGCAAAGCATGAATTCGGGCTGCTTAAAAAACAGCCCGACGGCAAGACCTTACGCGAGCACCTAGAGGCAGCCCAAAGGTTTACTCAGAAGACACCTGAGGGGCTACTCGGCCCTGAGCTACCGCCAGAAACCCGCCATTGGTGGACATGGTGGAACGAACTATCTAGCGGCAGGCAGTGCGGCATGGCCGCAAACCCAATTTCATGGGCCGACATGGCCGCATGGTCACAACTCACCGGTCGATCTCTTGACCCGTGGGACGTGACAGCCATTCGCTGCATTGACGGCGAGTTCATGGCATCGACGGTTGATTCCCCGAAAAAAGAAGACACCAGCAAACCAAGGAAACCTAATGGCCGCTGATATTTCAACACTGGCGCTTGAAGTTGATTCGACTGCGGTCGTTCGCGCCCGAAAAGACCTCGATGATCTCGGTGCGGCTGGTGGAAGAAGTGAAGGCGCGGCGGCTAAAGCAACCAGCGCGTGGCGTGCTTTTTCTGGGGTGTTGGCATCACTCGGGCTGGGCCTGGTAGCGCGAGAGCTTGTCCAGGTTGCCGACACGATGAGTTTGCTTGACTCTCGATTGAAGATGGCGACTCGTTCATCTGCTGAATTCCTGGCTGCTCAAGCTGACATCTATCGCATTGCCCAGCAAAACAACGTCGGCATCAGAGAGACGACAGAACTCTATGTAAAGCTTTCTGACCCGATCCGCGCATTGGGAGGAAGCACGAAAGAGGTTGCAGCAATCTCGGAAGCATTTGCAGCAAGCCTTCGCGTCGGCGGCGCATCTGCTCAGGAGGCATCGGCTGCAACGCGCCAATTTGCACAAGCAATGGCTTCAGGCGTGCTGCGTGGTGATGAGTTCAATTCAATCGCAGAGGCGTCTCCGCGCTTCATGAAGGCTATGGCTGATGGCATGGGCGTGCCTACTGGCGCTCTCAGAAAAATGGCCGAGGAGGGCAAGTTAACGGCGGACGTTGTGGGCAACGCGCTTGCCGGAGGATTGGCAAAACTTCAAGCCGAATCGGCAAGCATGCCGGACACGGTTGGCGGCGCATTCCAGCGCTTAAACAACGACATTGTCACGACCATCTCAAAATTCAACGAAGCGACAGGTGCGACCTTGGCGTTGGCGTCTGGAGTTGGTGTGGTTACTGACATTGTTGGCCGACTGTCAGTTGTCATGAGCACATCTCTCGCTGATGGGGCAACTAAAGCAGGCGATAGCTTCGATTTCCTAAGCGCATCAATCAGAGTTGTCGGGACGATTTTTGAAACTCTGATGGTGCTTGGCCTAAATGTCTCGTTTGTACTCAAAGGCATGGGCCGAGAGATTGGCGGAATTGGAGCGCAGCTCGCAGCGCTTGCAACAGGTGATTTCAAAGCATTTGCAAGCATTGGACGCGAGTTAACAACAGATGCGGAAAATGCGCGAACAGCCCTCGATAGAGAGACGGCAAGCATTGTTGGATTGACGGAAAAGGCACTTCAAGCCAGAGACATAGTAAAGAACTTTTCTTTATCTCAGGCTGATGCAACCAACGAGATGGCAAGGCTCACAGCCAGGGCTAACGAGGCATCTGGCGCTTTTGTGACGCTGCAAGCTGTTCAGTCGTCAGAAAAAAACAAAGGCGTCAGCAAGTCAGTTGATGAGTACAAAAAGCTAATGCAGTCAATCCAAGAAAAGATTGCGATGCAGGATGCTGAAATAGAAAAAGGAAGACAACTAACAAGCGCTGAGAGGCTGAGAATTCAAGCAACTCTTGATCTTGCAAAAGCCGGTAGGGTGCTTTCGGATAGCGAGCGAAAGAGACTTGATGCTGCCATTGAGCAGTTGAGTCTTGGCGACAAGATTAGAGACCAACAGAAAAGCGATCTTGAATGGCAGCGCAAAAGCAATGACCAAAATGCAGCGACCATTGAAACGATCCGCGCCAAAACAGATGCAATCAAGGGTCAGCTTGAAGCTAGCAAGTACGAAATACAGACCATTGGAAAAACTGCTGTTGAGATTGCAAAACTTGAGGCAGCAAAGCTAGATGACGCCGCAACAACAGCAGACAGGAACGCACTACTTGCAGATGAAAACGACCTGACTGGCGATCTGTCAAAGAGCTATCGCGAGCAAGCAAAAACACTGAGAGAACTTGCCCAATCCAAGATCGACGCAGCCACCGGCAGAGAAGTTTACGAAGCCGAAAAAAAGCGCATTGACGATATCAACCAAGAGTGGAAGCGTGCGACTGAACAAATCAATAGCAGCCTGACAGACGCAATTCTTCGCGGCTTTGAAAACGGCAAGAGCTTCTCGGAAAACTTCCGCGACACGCTCAAAAACATGTTCAAGACGCTGGTCTTGAAGCCGATCATTCAGTTTGCGATGGCGCCTATCGCTGGGGGAATCCAGTCGGTTTTAGGTGGTATAGGGTTCGGTGGTGGTGGAGCGGGTGGTGGTCTTGGATCTTTGTTTAGTGGATTTTCTGGGTTTAATAATCCACTCAGCGGAGTGTTCAACGGGCTACAGAACGTCACCGGCAATTTCTTTCCCGGCATAGGTGCTGGCTTCAGCGCAGCACGCGGAGAGGGCGGATTAGGTGGTGCATTCAGCGCCGCCGGTACGGCACTTGGCGCGGGAAATATCAGCGGAGGTCTTGGGACTGCTCTAGGTGCATTGGGCTCTGCTATGCCTTATGTTGGAGCTGCCATTGCCTTGATTGACGCACTTAAGTACAAGGCGACACCTCACGTTGGAAGTGTGGTGAATGTAGACGCTAACGGCGCTCGCAGCGATAGGGGGGCCTACTTAGCCGGAAACTTCAGCCAGCAAACAGACGATGCTCTGAGGTATCTCGGGCTCGGCTCTATCGGTTCGCTCAACGCTTTAGACAAGACTTTTGGAGGGTCAGGGGCGAACTACAGCGCAAACATCCAATTTGCAGCAGACGGGAAAGACGCATCAGCCGCTCAGTTCTCGTTAAACCGAGAGGGCGCAACGTTTTCAGACCTAGCCGCAAATCGCGGACAACCAGGTGCGTTTGCGCTGTACACAAACAATGCGGAGCAAGCCTTTAAGCAATTCACGAATGACGTGCAGTCAATGACGCTTGATGCCATCAAAGGCATGTCATCTCTGCCGCAGTACGTGCGCGATGCATTTGCAGGCTTGGGCTCTGACGCAACTCTGCAACAAATCGGCGCGTTGGTTGATCAAGTTGGAGTCTTCAGGGCTCAGATTGCCGTGATGCAAAAA